GCAGTACAACAATTATAGTAGAAAAGCAGTACAACAATTATAGTAGAAAAGCAGTACAACAATTATAGTAGAAAAGCAGTACAACAATTATAGTAGAAAAGCAGTACAACAATTATAGTAGAAAAGCAGTACAACAATTATGGTAGAAAAGCAGTACAAAAGAAAAAAATAAAAAGAGGAGTGATGCTATGTTCACTACTAGTAAGTTATGTTCTATCTTTAACATTAAATTATGTAAGTTAAGGATGTGGTTGAATAATGACTACGTTAGGTATTCTGTTGGATCTCCTGGGCAAGGTATGAAGGGGTATTTTGATTATAAAGAACTTCTCATAGCCGCGCTTTTTATTTATTTAATAGATGAACTGGGTATGTGTAGAGATAATGCCAAAGTTATCACAGGGGATTTGCATTATTACCCGCGAGAATTTTTTGTAGTAGATAGTACTATATATTATAATAAAGAAGTAGGTATATGGAGTAACAAAACTGCTGTTCATATACCAAAAGAAAATAAAATTGTACTTACTATACCTTTTTATATTATAATAAATAAGTACTTAAATGACTATAAGGAGCAATACTATGTCTGACAAAAGGGAAGTAGATAAATTAGAAGACAACATTAAGTACAAAGCTAAGATGGAGATTTCATACTTTTGTAAAAAAGGAGCTCTACTTACTGGTAAATTTATTAAAAAAAATATACCTTTTGATGTATCTCACAGGCAAGGAATAGATGCTTTTTTCAAGAAGATCGTCAACTGCAAAAAATAAATAATAATAACAACATAGGAGCACAACAATGTCAATAGAAGCAATTATAAAGTTTAAAAAGCAAATTAGCAAGGTATTGCATGAAGCATCTACTAGCCTATCATACAACGGTTGTAATGATATACCAGATTCTTTTTGGGAGGGACTTACAGAAAAAGATAAATGTTTTCTTATTAATGAAGCTGTTATGGAAGGCTTAATAGATAAAGATTCTGGTACTTGGATTGCTGATTCTACTGTTGCTGAATTATTTTCTAAATGGTTTAAAGAGTTAGAGAGTGAATCTGATTCTGTTGAAAATTGGTTAAAACATTTTGATTATTAACTTTTAGCCTGCGCAAATAAAATATAAGGAGAATTATTATGCCTTTCGCAGATATTGCAATAGGAATATTGATTATATTTTGGTCACTGGGCATGCCTATGCTCATTTACTTGGATACAGACATTAGGGCAGTTATAAAAAAAATGAGTAGCACTGATCATTTGGCTATGTTTGGTGTTTATCTAATAGTTCCGATCATTTGGTCATGCGTGATATTTATTAAGTAGTAATACTATTAGCTTATAACTATTAAATAATTAATTATGAGAGTATAATGACAACTTTTATATGTGTATTATTATTGTTTTTTCTTTTGAACATACCTTTGTCAGCAGCATTATTACAGTACTGTAAGTATACCACTAATACTTTCATTAAGTTTATTTTTGTATTATTTTTTATAGGTATTCAATATTTAGCTTTTACAGTTTTTTCTGAAGCTTATTTAAAATATGTTCATTAACACTTTTCCAGCCAGCACAAATAAAATTAGTACAAAAGGAGCATGCATATGAACACACGTTCTGATACATATCTTAATGCTTGTGAAATTAAAAAGAGGTTTGGTGTTGCTGTTATACGTAAATGTTTATGTACTTCTATTAGACTTAATGATAGTTATTGGATTAAAGTTTATTCTATTGCTTTAAATATTAGATAACATTCTGGTCGTTATTCCTCGCCCGCGCAAAAATTATAAGGAGAACTATTATGCTTCTACAAACTAAATACAACATAGGTGAAACTATAAAGTTTCATCCGTTTGGAAAAATGGGCCTTACAAAAACATATTGATCAGTTAGGTGATTTTTTAACCAGAGAAGAAGCTATGAAAATTGCTATCACCGCCGGGCAAAAAGTTGATATAGAACGAGGTTGTGGTGGATTATCACACATGTTATTCAGTGAAGGACTTTATTAAAATAATACTTGAGAGGTGAAATATGCTAATTTCTACAGCTACAAAAAATGAGCACACTAGAGGTAAGTACCCATGTTTAATGATAACTACTGATGGTTTAATAGTATTATTCTCAGACAAGGGAAAAGGTACAGTAGTGCATACAGAATCGAATACAAATTATATTTTAGGTACCTATGGTTCATATTGGTCCATGGAAGCATTTAAACCATATAGTGGAAGAGTAACTATAGAATAAATAGTAATTAATTAGTAGTAAATTACCATTAATTAGTAGTAGTAATATAAACCAGTTGTAAAGTACCATAATTCTGCATCAAAAATACTGTTGTTACACATAGTTACATACTTGTTACATAACTGTAAAAAATTGCATAGTAATAAACAAATATCTTAAAAAGGAATTTACAATGAGTGAAATTGATTTTTGCAATCGGCCTAGAAAAAGAAATATTGAGACATATAATGCTTCTTTAGTAACTTCAACTGGTGGTTGGTTTGGCTTGACTGCAAACAATGATGAATGGCATTATGATACATACAAAAGAATTCTTAGAAAAGATTCACCTTTTGTAATAGTAGATAAAGATCCAGTAATAGTTAAAGGCATTAATGAACGTGCTAAAATAAGTCAGACAGATATTACAACACATTGTGGAGATCTTTTTGAAGTATTAAGATCATTAGAACGACCGGAAGTTAGAGTACCATTATTTACTTATGGACATTTTGATTTTTGTTCAGCTGCATCATCCATGCAACATAATGCTAAATTAGAGCAACATATTTGGTGGCTCGCGCAATGGAATGACCTTAAAGATACATTCTTCTTTGATATGACATTTTGTACGAGAAGGGATTTGTACAGAGGTTATGAAACCATTATGGACAAAACAATACCTCAAGCTTTTGGATCTTGTGGGTGGGATGTGTATAACCCAAAAACACCATATGCGATAAATGGTGGTATAAACCCACTTAAATTAACACAAGACCACGTATCTTTTATACGTAGATATGCAGACGGTAGTCCAATGGTAAATGCAATGTATAAAGTTGTAAGGAAATATAGCAATAAATAATCACTTTTAAAAATAAAATGGTGAATTATAATGAACAAAAGATGGATACCTATACGAATTGCTGAACTTGATGGGTCTATAACGCAATATACTGTTTTAGCTAACTCTGATACAATTTCAATGGAAGAAGCTAAAAAACTTATTCGTGATTGTGCGACTTTAGATGCTTTATTCCAGCTGCCAAAAAATTCCTTAATCAATTAAATAAATTATATAAATTAGGAGAATTATTATGAATATTGCACCACGTGTAAATGATGTACTTGACCAATTTATGCTCGACCATTGCGTAGGTTCTTACAATGTAAGCAAGCCTGAGTTTAAAGTAAGAGCAAAAAGGTTAAAACTTCTATGTGACAAGTATCGTAAAGAACCAGAACCAGGAGATACGTTAATAAGTGCTGAACTGACTCTTAATGGTGGTTCATTCAATTTTCATGTAATGGAAGAATTAACGCATGCATCAAAAGAAAATGAATGTCGTCATCATTTTCTAGCAGCGTCGTCAAAATCAGTTTTCATTGAACCACTGGATTATCCAAATATTGAACCATATAATAGACAACCTCCTTATTATATTGGGTTAGGATACGCTCAGTTTGAAGAACCAGTATCATCAGAAACTTTAAGAGTGTACATTCAAAAAGGAAATTACGAAGTTTCTTTATATACATCATTTGATGAGTATTATTTTAATGATTTCTGGTCTAATGTAACTATAGGTCTGGCAATCAAAAAAGAAGACATAGAAAGCTTCCTATTAAAACTTGGTAAAGTTTTAAATTTTGATGTAGTTATTATGGAACAAATAATTAACTTGTCCGAAAAATAAAAGGAGCACTCATGAAAAAAATTAGTTTATTAATATTAAGTTTAGTTTTGTTTACATTAGTTGGTTGTAAAGATGATGATTTTCACACACCTGGCATACAAAAAGAAAATTTTAAAACTGTTTGTTTAGATGGTGTAACTTATTATATGTTTTGTGATGGTCAAGGTTACGTAGGTTATGGGTACATGAGTGTTAAACTCGATAGAAATAGCAAGATAGTACCTTGTTCAAATTAGTACAACTTATTAAAAACTAAAAAAATAGGTGACTATTATGCTTATTGGTTTTGTTATTGTTTTAAAAGTTAATAAGGATACTTTTGACTACTTTGCAATTGATCATACTAGTGGTGGTTATCCTTATTGGACACGTTTAGTTAAAAATGCTAAAATTTTTGAAACAAAAGAAGATGCTGAAAAAGAATTAACATCAGATGCGTTTACTAAAAATAGTATAATGACTGACGGTACTATGCTTCCTCCAAGTATGGTACAAAGTGGTGCAAATATAAATTATAGAAAAAAATCAGGTACAGCAGAAATTGCAATTTCAAAACTTGAAGTAGTATTAGGTAATTGTATAGAATTTTTTGGAGAAATTAAAAAACCAACAGGAATCACTTATGATAAAATTTATTTAATCTAATCTTTTATATTTCTTTAACCTGGTAACTATATGAATCTGTATAAAAAAGAACAGGCAGAGCTTAAGAAGAAAGAGTTAGTTGTTAAATGTACAGAAGATTTTGCTAAAGGCAATACTGTTAGAGCAATAAGAAATTATTGTGATGGTAATTCAACATCAACATTGGACGCTTTTAAATTACTTAGAACACTTTCTAAAATTAAAAAATGAGGTGTACCGTGTCTAATATGTATACTCAAAAAAATACCAATGTCGAAGCAAGGCAAGTAACTGCTGATAATTTAGAAGAAATTGAATTATGGTGCCTAGGTAGTATTAAGGGCACCATGTTACCAAGAGAGCAGAGAGCAATTGACATCTGGTGCCAGTATGCTGATTCAGAGTTTAGAGCGGAAGTAGGAGATTATATTTTACATGATAAAGACTATGATTTATGGTCAGTAATGAGTAAACGTCTGTTTAATAGATTATATTCTAAAGTTTCTTAAAAGCTGAAATGATTGATTAGTTGATAGGAGCAGATATGTCGGCATTCAAAAAAAGAAAACAGGAACGAAAAGATTATTTTGATAAGTTTGTGTTTGGTTGGAAAGAACGGCCATGTACAGCTTGTAATGGATCTGGATACTATGACCATAATGGTAGCCCTCGTTGTGGTTCCTGCGACGGAACAGGAAAGGAAAAATACAAACCAAATGATGAATAAGCAAGAGTTTGATGCACTTGAAGTTAAGCCTCAACGTGAGGGGTTTTATCTCGTTACAATGTTTCAGTTTGCTAAATTGAAGACTGAACATCCTGATTATATTAAGGATTGGCTTCAATTTAAAGAAGAAGAATGGGATTACGGCGGTTACGCTGGTAATTGCTACGTATGTTTCATACATGCAAGAGATGGTATATAATAGTTTAATTATTGCACAGCCTTCCAGGCGTCAAATTTATTTACTTGTTATACTGGAGAAAACAAAATGAGTAAAACAATGCAGCGCAAAATATCAGCACGAAATGAAAAGCACAGAAGATTTTTACACGGAGCGAAACAAGCGAAAGCACAACTCGAACTTTGTAAAGATGAGTTATTTGGTTGCTCATTAGAATGGTATCCAAGGTGTATGGCATGGCGAGCAGGCTTTTTGAAGAATGGTGGAAAAAAGTTTTGGTAGTATAACGTGCGAATAACCTGTAACTATTTTTTAAAAGGAGATACATGATGTGGAAATTTACTTGCTACAATGGCACTGTTTGGACAAGCGGACATGTTTTTCTGTTTGAAGCTATTGAATCGTTCATGCATGCAACTAATTTGCATACTATGGATATTAAAAAGATAGAAAATTTAACACAATAGGTAAAGTATATGCCAGAACAAATATTTAAGTATGCCGTAATATCACACAAAAGAGTTTTCTATAGTCTATGCACAAATGAAAAGCAAGCATTAGAACTTATTGAAAAAGAAGTACATAAGGGTTATATAGTGAATGACTTCACAATACTCTATGCCGAACATGGTTTAAGGTCATTAAATTGCTCAATGACACCAAAAATTGAACAACCATAATATACTTATGAATCATTTAATAAACATCTCATTTACATACGAAGGAGTTAGGTATAGTTCTAATCATCAAGTAGTGCGTCTTAGTGAAGACAACAAGCCAAGGTCTAAAGATCATGAGGATGATTTAAAGTTTTCTATGTATCGTAGATTAACTAATGTTGGGGCTTTACTGCCGGAGCATAGAGGTTTAGATAAATGTCAAGCATGTCTTCTTATAGAAAACTTTCAAATAACAATAAAAATATAATAACTTGGTGAGACTATGAAACGTATTGTGGTTATTCTAATGTTTATTTTTGCTTTTTCTGCTATTAGTGCTCAAGCAAATTGGATAAGTAATTTTTATAAAACTTACACAGGGAAAGGTATTGATTACGCAGTAGGCGATGCTTTAAAAGAAGGCAAAAGTCCAGAAGAAATTGTTAAAATAGGTATAATAATTGATGGTCTTAGTTCTCAGGAATTAATAAGGGCACTCTACTGTGAAGGAGCTAAAGGGGATGATATTAGAGCCGCAGCCAAAAAGTTTGATATATCTGAAAAGACTTTAGTAACAGGTTATAAAAAAAATATCGATGAATGTTATAAAAAAACCAGCGAAAGTATAAGCAAAACATACAGTAGTGTTTATGCTGGAAGAAATTTACCAAATGTGAGTCCATCTAAGTTCAAAGAATAAACACATTTATAAATTTTGTTAAATGAAGGAGTAAGTAATGAACAAGAAAAGTAGAAAAAAGAAGAAAACTAAAATTATAACCTGTAGAATACCCTTACCACCTTTAACAAAATTTCATAGTCCTGAAAAAAAGAAATATAAACGGATTAAAAATATAAAACCGGAGGATGATTAAATGTATGAACTGTTGATATTAGGAACATTAAAAATATTTACAATAGTCGTATTTGTTTTGTTAGTAATGTTTATACTTGAACTTAACCTTTTAAACAATATAAACAAGTCAAGTACATACATACCAGTTTGGTACAAAGATACTAAAATGTACTATAAATGGTTTAAAGAGAATGGTAATACAGCTTTATATGTAAAGATTTTTAAAAGATATTATAGAATTTCAAGGGAGTTTAAAACAACTTTAATAGCTGATTTAGAAAACAACATAGACAAAAAAAGTATAAAATTGTATGTATTTTATATCTTATATGACCTCTTAAAAAATAATTTATATACTAAGGTAAAATAAATGAAACCAATAAAAATAATTTTTTATTTATTGAAGATGTTTATACTGGGTATATTTAAAAAGCAGAAAAAGAAATATACATTAGATAATTTGTATGAATTAAACGGTACTAAACTTCAGTATGTTTCAACAGATTTATGCATGCCAGTTTATATAGCACAAATTAGTAAGGAAGGCATATCTTTAGCTGGTAGATGGTATGATAAATATGACAAAAAATATGAAGATAAAGACTCATTAATTTTTTGTATCAATAATAAAAATCATATCGCAGCAAATACTTTTAATGAAAAGATATACTTAGAAAAAATAAATTATGTAGTTAACACAGGGGTATTATTCTTTAATAACGCAACAATTAAAAATAGTTATTTTTTAAGTACTATAGATCATTTATGTGCTTTTAAATAAAGTATTATTTTGTAAAATAATAAACAGGAGAATATTATGAATAATGAAGAATATTTTGGCCCAAGCCTAGTCGATATTGCTTATGAAATTATCAATATGCAAAAAGAAATAAACACTTTAAGGGCGGAAAACAAGAGATTATTACAAATAGAAAAAAAATACGATGAGTTATTAGCATCCAGTCTTAAACACAGTCAAACAATGGCTGGTAATATGCTTAAGTGCCTTCTTACTCCTGGAGTTACTAAGAGTCTTGCAGAAAATGGTACATTCACAAGTTAACTTATTAAGTATTACTATTCTTTTAGAAGAATATGAGAAAGAAGGCAAACCTCATTTAAGATTAGGTCAATATTTTGTAGGAAATTATGTTAAATATTCTTGGCCTGAATTGTTTTATGAAACAAATCAAGAAAAAGCATTAGAGTCAATTTCTTCATATCTAAATCATTATCAATATACTGATGTTCTTCCACAAAAAATACAATATTAAGGAGTATAGTATGAGTATAGGTATAGTTTCAGCAATACTTTTAGTACTGCTTGTTTTATCAAATTTATGGTGGTTATTTTATTACACAAATATTAATAATTATTGGCCTGCTGCTCCTTTAATTGTTATTTCTGTTACTGGTACATTGGTGGCTGTTGTTAGTATGTTTTATCATTTAATCACATTTATTTATAAACACTGGTGATAAGAAGTATTTAACATGAAAATTTATAATATTAGAAGGTATGAAGAACCTTCCATGAGTTTTGAAACAAAATTTTATTCAAGTGAGTATGAATGGTCGTTCCCTGCAACAGATAAATTATCTGAAATAGTACAACGTATAGAAGGATACTATCCAAATGTTACATTACAGTATTCTTCAGGAGGTTTTAATGTTTTATCTGAAGGATCACATATTGGTACAATAAAACCAACTTATGCTAACAATAATAAAATAACTAACCTTCATAAACTATTCGCTAATGGGTGATTAGAATGAAAAAACTAATTCCAGGTTTTATTTTATGTTTACTGCTTTTTGCAATAATAGTATGTTTCTCAGTGTTTCATACAATTAGTAAACATAGAAATGAAGAATTTAATAAGAAGTTAGCAGATATGATTCCAGGACAAGTATGGTTATGGACATATAAATATGATAAAAAAAACCCTTTTGAAGAAGAAACTGTTGTAAAGTTTGTAGTTTTAGAAACTAAAGAAGGTTATGTAAAATATACATATACGTCAAATGTGTTAGACAATTGTACTCTTAAGAGTAAAGATTTTACTTTTTCAAAAGGAATACAAGATTTTGTTAGAAATAGTGTATCGTTTGAAAAACTTCCATGCAATTCTATACAATAATTTAAATATAGACTATAGGTGATATTAAAATGAATACCTCAATTACTTTTGGTAGTGTAATTAAACTTAAGTTTCGTGGAAGAAAGCAACCATTTAGAATCCTTAAAGCTACAGACGTAATAAAAGAAGGTGATGCTTGTACCAGCCCATTATTACTTCATAATCCTTTGTGTTACGAAGAAACATTGAAAAAATTTATTGAAAGAATGAGTAGTCTAAACTGGGATCTTACTAATACAGGTAGATTTATGATGTCTTCCCAATCAATTGGTGAAACTCCTTCAGATGAACACACAGCGCGCATTTATATTAGACCACTTTACAAATAAGGAACATGAGCATGTCTAAAGTAAAATTTAAAGAGTTGCAACTGATAGCATTTTGGAAGCATGATAAATTTCCATTTTGCTTGTACGGAAAAGTAACAGAAATAGACGAACGTGGGTACGTACAAACGATTGAATACGGCCCTGGAAGGTGTTTTAAACCAGTAATTATACTTCCTATAGTTGTAGCAGAAGCAGTAATTGGCAACTTGAAAAAGCTTGAAGATGAATATAACAAAGCACGTTCAGAAGTTGATAAGGAGTTTCGTATTACACTTTTAAAAACAATTCCATTCATGACTGATGTGTTAAAATAAAAACTTTGATTAAAAGGTGATATTCATGGAAACTCGTTATGATTCTTACTACGAAAAAGAAATTCCTTATAAAATGTCATTAGAAGAATTATTAGCTATTGATTACAAACGTGCAGAAGATTTCTTAGCTTATTTTAGATACATAGGTATTGAAAATGTAAGGGTTATTGTACCAGCCACTGCACAAAGAAACATACACAAATCTCCTTTTTTAGGAGTCGCCATGTGTTCTGGAGATAGGGTTGATACTATTTGTAAAATGGTTAATAATGAAAATGATTTATATAATCCTTTAATAGAAAAAGGATGCTTAATTCACCCTGGCCATTGGTATCACGCCTATAAAATCGAATTTACTCCTGTAGAATATGAAGGAGTTATTGAAAGATTTTACATGACAGATTTTTGTGCTATGTTAAATTCTGGACGTGCAAAAATAGTGAGAACCCTACCATTAGCCATAGAACAAGCACAAATTGAAGAGACACAAAGATTATACGACAACAATATTTGTTTAATTTGTTATACACAACACAACTCAAAGCAAGAAATGCTTAATTGTGATTGTATTGAACATAAATTACTCTAATAAATCTTAAGGAGAAATAGTCATGTATACAAATACTGACAAAATGAAACAAGAAGATAATCTTATATATAATCTTAAGGAATACAGAGATAAGTACGGTAGTGGTGTTGAAAATGATATTAGTATTAAAGTAAATCATTCTAAAAATATGAATAATGAAGAAAAACAAGCGCTTATTGTTTGTATACTAGAGGCTGTAAACAAACATTTAGATGCTACTAATAAAACAGTAACTCCGCTTGATTCATTGAAAAGTACAGGAAAAATACCAGCACATACAGAATGTCCAGTAAAACATATTTGTGATAAAAAATGTTTGCATTCTGGAAAAAAGCATCTTGTTGATTATAATTGTAAACTTGCCTTAGTACTAGTGTCAACAATGATGACATTCGAAGAACACACAAAGTTCTTATTGAAACATTCAATTTGCCCTGTTTGCAACCAGCAGCACAAAACATATGATAATGCAGTTCATTGTAGTTGTTTGAATATGGAGATAGTATAATCAATACTAAGGAAACTACTTAATGTGCACTTCAATAAATGATACTGATGTACTTTTAAAAAGAATGTCCGACTTAGAGGCGGCTAACCAAGCACTTAAAATGCAACTAAGATCAGCTAAAAAAGAAATATTTGATTTGAAGAAAGGAAAAACTACAACAAACGTTAAACATGTAAAATCAAGAGGAGGATACGAAAAATTTAAAAAGCTTACCATAGACGAAGTACTACCACATATTGGTGCCGGTGGTAAGCTGTTAGTTGGTATTATTGAAGGAGTAAAAATATATGTCAATACTTCGAGTGTGAGGTTGCAAACTTTTAAAAAGAACTTAGTGTGTGTAGGTTGTGGCATTCAAGGTCTTTATTTCTGGGCCGAATGCAATCCTGGATGCTTTAACTATCACCTAAACCTTTATGGAGTTAACGAGGCTGGTGACGAAGTACTAATGACAAGAGATCACATAATACCAAGGTCAAAGAATGGTGCGGACACTATTGGCAACATGCAAACAATGTGTCATAAATGTAACAATAAAAAAGGCAATAAAATACTTTAAGGAGATTATCATGATTACTAAAAACGCTAAGATAATTATACCTAAAAATATTAATAAGTCAGATTACCTCGACTATGCCGCTAAGCAATTAAAAGAAGAGTGCGATAAAGGTTGGAAGATTGGTGGTATAATTTACTCCACAACAGAAGACAAAACTGTTGTTCTCTACATCTAATAAATTCAAAATTTAATTGGTATAAAAAATTAATAATTAAAAAAACTAAATAAGGAAAATATCATGAAAAATATTATAAAAATAAGAGCTTTTGTTGCTATATGTGTAATTTTTGTATTATCGCTGGCTATGCTAAATACAGCAAATGCTACAAATATCACAGTAGATTGGGATAAAGTTACAAATGTAACAACAACAAGTAAAGGTACATTAGGTACAACGGAGTTTGAATTAACAGTTGACTCTTCTGGAGTTTCTGTATATGGATACTGTATAGATCCATCACAAAGTATTAACAAAGGTAATTATGATTTTACTTTATCGTTATTGTCCGACCAAGGCGCAAAAGCTCCTCTATATTATAAAGCTGCTTGGCTATTGGATTCTTACGCCCCGGCTGGGAATGATGTGAGTAATAAAAAGGAAAAAAGCGCTGCAATACAAGGTGTACTCTGGACATTGTTAAATAACCCAGGGTATGCTTTGACAAATACAGGGTTAATAGGAAGCTATTTTAGCACTTATTGGGCAGCTGTGTCAGCAGTTACTTTGAATTCATCAACAATTAATTATCTTAATACTCATTTTCTTGTTGCAAGAAACAGTAAAATACAAGATCTACTTGTATCTGATCCTAACCCAGTGCCTGAGCCAGCAACAATGCTTCTATTTGGTACCGGTATTTGTTTGTTATCGAGAATAAGAAGAAAAAATAGGAGTTAAATAATATGCGATGGTTAAGTATTATACTATTACTATTGTTATCTTTAGTATTTACTTTTGTAATTACTAAAGATAATAATGATGGTCTTCTATCAATAAGTGAACAGTCTACTGAAATTTCTGATTTAAACATTAATGATTCACCTATAGATGTAGAACAGCTTGAAAGTATAGATAATAGTACAAGTAGTTATAACAATCGTTGGGTTGGGTTGTGTCCAAAAGATAGTATAAAATCAATTTACGATTTCAGGCAAACTGTAGAAAAAGACCCAACATTACAAAATCATTTTCAAGATTTCAAATGGGAAGAAGCGAAAATTAATATTTTAAATAGTACAACTTACGCAAAAGTATCCCATAGATCTGGCTCTATAATAAAAGAAACAAAGAAAAGTATAACTTTACCTAAAGGAGATAAAATTATAACTGATGGTAATAGAACAGTAAGATTTTTCTGTTGTAATGATGTTATTATACCAAAAGCTACATTGCCAGCTCCACCAAAGAAAATCAACAAGCCTATGATAGCTGTGGAAATTCCAGAAAATAGCCTTGATGTAGTAAACGTAAATGCATATAATGACCAACCCTCCCTTAAAACATACTACAATTATCAACCAGAATATGTTTACAAAAGTCCAAGTAGTTTTATCGGTGGTAGTTCCTCTTCAGGGTTTTATCCTAAATTTTCACAGCCAACTGAGCCAACAGCAACACCAGAACCATCAACATGGATGCTACTAGGAAGTGGTGCTCTATTGCTAAGATTTTTAAAGAAAAAATCCTAATTTTAAATAATTATTACTTTGAGGTGTTATTATGAATATTCTTAAGAAAAAAGTAATGTCGGAAGAAGACATGATTAGTATGTTGTCTAAGCATAATAAACAAAAAGTAGTACCAGGAAAAAGTTATATATTTACGGTAACAAGAAACAATACAAGAGTTGTTTTTTCTAAAAATCATTGGAAGTTCTGTAACAAAGATATAACTGTGTTTGATGACGCAGAAGTCCATGGTTACGATTGTACAAGTACAATATTTGAAAATGGAGCTTCTTTAATGTGGGTTAAAGAATGGTTCACATACTTGTAATAATTTTACAAAGGGTAAAAAGATGGCACTAAAAAAATGTACACTGTCACTTATAACACCGTTAGGAACATTCACAGGCATAACTAAAGAACTTACAGAAGAAGAAATAAAAGATTTGAGGTTGTACATGCAAATATTAGCCTCTGGAGAGTATGAAAATTCTAAGTTAGCATATATAAGTAGAAAAATCCTCCCTATGCAATTAGGGGACGGTAGTTATATAGTGACTAATAATAAGATTATGGAACAGTCTGTTCTACACTTAAAAATAGAAAAGGAGATTTAAATGGAAAATAAAGATAACAATCCTGTTACAGTAATTAAAAAGCCTTATTCAACCCCTAAAATTACTAATTACGGAGATGTAAGAGAGATCACTCTAAGTGCAGGTAATCATCACAATCATCATAAACATTGTGGTTGTCATCATAATGGGCCATGCCCTCACGACTGTTTTTCGTAACTAATTTATGCTGAAAAAGATTAAAAAAGAACTTTTTTGTATAGTATTATTTCTAGTAAGCATGTTTTTATACATAGTTTTTATGATTACACCTTATATTTATGGATTTACTTTTATTAAAATTATAAAAAATTGGTGACTAAATGGGTACTGTGATTGTTGTCTTCTTTGCTATTGTTGTTATGATATGTTTTTATAAGGGTGTGTGTAATTTTTTTGAATATTACATAAAGAATGAGGCAGAGGTACCTCTTAACGAAAATATAGAAAAAGAAATTAAAAAAAATACGTTAGAGATAGATAGACTTAATAAAGAAGAAAGAGCAGAGCGCAAAAAAATCATAAAAGAAAATTATACGCACTACTTAAAATCAGTTGAAGAGGAAAGATTAAAACTACAAGAACAAATAAAAAGGAACAACATACTTGCACAAAAACGTAGAAAAGAAGATCGTAGGAAAAAAGATGATACTTTTGATGATATAGCAGAATCTGTAATTATGTCTTCTGAGATATTTTCAACTACCAGTACGCAAGAAGATGAGTCAGCAAAAATCTTTAACAATACACCAGACGGTTCTTTCGGTGGAGGCGGTTCTACCGGTTCTTGGGAATCATCTGACAGTTCAACTTCAAGCAGTAGTGATTAATAATTAAATTTTAATTCAATAGTTATGGTATAATATTATGGACGTTAAAGATGGACAATGCCCAATATGTAGAAATAAAGACAAATTATTCGACGAAGGAAAAATTGGACTACGCTTCTATTGGTTGTTGCAACAATTAGAAGAAAGATTACCAGGCGTTAGTAAAACCTTAAATTTTAGTGCGCAACCTCCAGAACTTATTCTGATTAATGCTCTTGATGCTCATCTTGAAAACATGTCAGAAGAACGCGATAAGGTTGAAAAATTGGTTGCAGGATATGAAGATTTACTTAAAAAAGTTTCAAACAGTCATAACGTTTCTTTATATGCAATAAGAGAAATTAATGAAAATATTAGAGTACTTGATAACTTCATAAGTAAAATGGGAAAACACATTTAAATACAAGAAAATAACTAAGCATACTAGGAGAATATATGTTCAAGGTTAAAAGATTCATGTTTTGGAATAATCGCGCAGTAGAATTACCAGGATATGTTGATTTCTCTGTAGATTTTATTGAGTGGTCTAAAAAAGAATATGGTATAGCCATATGCAGAAAATATGATGGAAAACTTATACCGATACCTGAATTCGCACTTGAAGGTTTTAATCCTGCTAAATACCCAATACAAGACATAAATTTAAAAAAAGAAGATTAACTATAATATAAATCATATTATTTCTTAAAAGGCTAATTATTATGTATAGATTATTATCTGAAGCAGAAGCGATGAGAGTTATTTGTCCGTTTACTATACCTTCAGGTGAACGTAGATTTTGTTTAGGGTCTTCTTGTTTTAGTTGGATAAATATAGAAAATCCTAAAGAAAAAGAAGGTCCTATTAATTCTAATAATGTAGGTACATGTATTAAATTAATTCGTAAGAAAGAGTAACAAAATAACTATGGTACATGGTTAGAGTAATGTAGGATTGGTGCTGTTTGGACAGGTGAAAAAAATAAAGGAGAAGGTCATGAGTGTACCTCAAGAAATCGACTTATCAAAATGTATTAAAGGTCAAAAACTACAAAGAAGAGACGGTGTTGTAGCTCATTTTGTAAAAACGATAAATTTTGATAATGATTATGATGTGTATATCAGAGCTAACGATATAAAAACAGTCAGTTATAAAAAAGATGGGAGTTATTTAATCTATGGAGAAAAGTCTGAGTTTGATATAGTTAAAATACTTCCTATTGAAACAGATGTTGAGGTAATGAATAAACAAGACCCAAACCAGAGACAAGGAATGGGCTTTAGCGCAGCTATTGCCGATAAGTACGAATATGCTGCTAAAGACACCAACAGTAAGTGGTTTGTATATGAAAATAAACCAATTTTAGATAAGGATCGTTGGGTAGTGTCTAAAGGGAATTATGTAGATGTTACTAAATTAATATCTTTTTCAAATGTTCCTTGGAAACAATCATTGCATATACGTTTAGGCAAAATTTTTCTGCCTTACTTTGAAAAAGATGAAAAGGTTGAAGTACGTTTTGTAGGAGAAAGCAGATTTAAACCAGCGCATTTTAGTAATTATACCATTCATGAAGACACACTACTAATCTGGGTATATTCTTCTGGAAGAACATCACATACTTCTTTAGGTTTAATATTTGTAGAAAAAATAAGACGTTCAAGTAAATAAATTTTATAACCAATAATTTGACAAGACTAAATAATACCATGATTTTAAAAATAGAAAAACCGTGTAATATTTACGCAGAAGTAATTGAATCAGGCGCTTTAGATCAATTTAAAGACGTTATGTCTAAAGATTGGGTATTACGTGGTGCTCTCATGCCTGACGTTCATCAAGGATACACAATGCCTATAGGAGGTGTAGTTCAAACCTTAGGTATGATAAGCCCTGTTTTTGTGGGATATGATATTGGATGTGGAGTCTGCGCTCAACTTACCACCTTTAATAAAGAAGAGGTATTTCAACTACGATACAAGTTGAAAGAAAAACTATATAATAACATTCCAGTAGGTCAAAATCATCACAATCGACCACAAATTTGGAAAGAATATCACACAATTCCTAAAACAGATTGGTATAATAAAATGTTCTGGGAAGACAAAGGGTTACACCAATTAGGCACTCTTGGTTCTGGTAATCATTTTTTAGAAATAGCTTATGATGAAAAAGATCGTGTATGGGTTACAGTACATTCAGGTTCTCGTCATATAGGGCATTCAACAGCAAGTTATTATATCCGTTTGGCACATCCTCAAGGAACGTTAGCAGAAGGAGCATATGCTCTTGATGTAACTACTCAAGCAGGCAAGGATTACATTCTTGACCTTAATGCCTCATTAGCTTTCGCCCTTGAAAATCGTAAACAAATAGTAACAGCCACAATAGCTACTATCAATCAATTTGTAAAAGGGGAATCAGCAGGAGAATTAATTAACAGGAATCATAACCACGCCGAATCAAAGGATGGCATTCATTGGATACATCGAAAAGGAGCAACTCATGCCGAAGAAGGTATGATTGGTGTAATTCCAGGTAATATGAGAGATGGATCTTTTATTGTTATGGGTAAAGGAAATCCAGATTCATTGTTCTCTTCATCCCATGGTGCAGGGAGAGTTTACTCAAGAAAGAAAGCAAAGACTTTGTTTACTGTAGAAGAAGTCGAGCTAGAGATGGGAGATATTGCTGCAAACATTAATGCTGGTATGCTTGATGAATCTCCTGGTTCTTATAAAAACATATTTGAAGTGATGGAATTACAGAAAGATTTGGTAGAAATAATTCATCACGTCAAACCTATCATTTGTATAAAAGGATAACATTCAAATGAATTTGCTACCTGTAAAAAGCACTAATATTATTCCTGAAAGTCTAAAAAGTATTACTAAAAATTCATCAGAATTTGATAAGTATAATGCTTTTTTAAAAGAAGCTTTACAAAGATGTGCTAATTTAGAAACACCTTACGATAGAGTAACTGAAGTACCAATAACACCAGAGGAATTAGAAAAATTTTGTGATGCTGCTGCTGAATTGGGGCTTCCTGTTACTTATGTTGGGTATAACACTGATGACACTACTGGTTTTTACGCAGGCTATCCTACTTGGGATATGTTAAATGAAGTAGAAAGTTGTAGATAAAATAATAATATTTTAAATATGCTTGTACAATTATCAAATAAAACTTTAAACGGTAAGAATAAAATCAACACCGCTGCAGTAAAGGGCGGTGTTGGTATTTGGAAAGTAATAGAAAAACAAGATAATGTATTATTTAGTCAAGAGAAAGGTCCCTGGCTTAAGATAGTTCCTTTAGATAGTAGTAGTAAAGAATTAAAGTATCTAATGAGATGGGTACATTTAAATAACGACAAAGATTTTGAAGTTATTATTAAGGACTAAATATGAAAAGTAATCTAACATACGATGTTTTACGTTATGACAAACATTTTGGAAAACAACTTATAAATTTTAGCATAAGTTCCAGAATGAATGGTAAATATCAAGCCGTGTCAATGTATTGGCATGTTGTAAAAAATAAAGATGGTATGTATGGTATTGTTGGTGGAGGTGGTAATAATATAGGAAGTTTTGTTGGTTGGTGTACTGGTCTAACAGGCTGGTGTTTTAATCCGCTTAATTTAGAAGAATACGTATGGAGCAAAATTAACAACGCCTTCATAACAAAAACCTTCCCATTTTTAAGAGATGTACGTATTATACCTAACGAATTTTATTATTATCAAAAAGATAGTAACAATGAGATTATAGAATTTTATACTGAAGAAAATTGTTTTGATAAAGTTATGCTGTGGTGTAAATAGGATGTGCGCATTAAATAATACAGAATTAGGATTACCGTGTGTGGGTACAGATGACAAATTACATGTGTACTTACCTTTAGAAGACAAAACAAAATGTGGTATAGACATAAGAAATAAAAATGTTACACTAAAAGACATTTTAAGTAAATTTTCATGTCACATATGTTCATACTGCACAACAACATAATAAATAAAAATTAAGAGAGGTTTAAAAATGAAATTCATTCCTGTAAATAATATGTCGAATTTAAAATTGCCAGAAGGATATACTACAGAATTTGATAATACTGGTGATTGTATAAGATGTAGTTTTTGCGATGATAATGAAGATTGTGTACATCCAGCTGGAGCATCTAATTGCGGATGTATGCAATACGATGTAGTATTTGTTAAAGAAGGATAGTTATTACTGTTGCCCATATTAATGTAGTCTTGAAAATTCAGTAATAAAATTTCTAATAAGGGATTAATCATGAGTGATTTTAAAACTGGCGATTTAATTATTGTGAGCGACTGGTACCCAGTATTACCTACCAGTACAAGAATGAAGTACCTTTGTACTATTAATAGTACGAAACATCTGTGTGTTTCACCTATGGAATGGGAAGAAGGAGATTTTAGTAATATTATTGAATACAAATTTATTGACAAACCGCGTACAGTACTCAAAGTACGTAAAGCTTCTGATATAGTTAAGTGGCTTGAAGATAATGGTTATCGACCTACAATGCGAGGTAGCTGGCTTTCAATGAAAGAACGTCACTTACTATTTGATAAAAGTATGTTCATCGAATGCGGCAAAAATTTTGGCGATGTAAAAAATCAAGACTGTTTCATGGATGCTTGGTTAGAAGAAGTAGAGCTTTGACAGGAGAGTTATGGGAGATGGCGCTGATATGGCATTAGACAATGCCTGGGATGATTGGGAACAAAGAGAAGAGTGGATTAATAAAGGACGTAATCCAGTAGAAGGATATGAATTAGGTATACTTAATGAGCTTGGTGGAGAAGAAGCCGATTCAAGATTACCTTCAAGGTCAAAAAAATCCCTTTATACAAAAACAGATAAGCGAAAGGCTACCAGTGTTGAATGTAAATATTGTGGTAAGAAAAACTTGAATTGGCAGAATATTAGAGGTAAATGGCGCTTGTATGATGAAAAAATTATGCATATGTGTGCAAATTACAACAAGATCAATTATGAAAAAAATTAGTTTAATATTATTATTATTATTATTATTTATTTTTTGCTTATTCTTTACAAGTTGTATGTTTCTACCTTTCAACAAGATGATGAGGGCCCCTCATGCTAATTATGGCTCTTGTGCTGAATGTCATAGTACAATATTTTTATTAAAAAACGCAGAGTCTAAGAATTAATTATTTACAAAGGAGTAAAGTATGGAAGAAGATATTAGTAATTATTTTGACATTTTCGAAGAATTTTCTCAAGAATTAATTGATGAATGTAGAGATGATTGCGGAAACGCCGAAAAAGAAATTGAATGGAGTTACATTTAAGGAGTATTTATGAAAGAAGAAAAATCTTTGTTACAAACATACGTATGGTTATTTATAGATTGGGTAAAAACTTTTCTATATTTTATTCCAATAATTAGTAAAAGAACACCTGAGATTTGTGCGGACTTGTATACATACCATAAACATTGGTTGGGTGTACAGGTAGGTATAAGAAAAGAACGTGCTTTAAAAAGAAAAACTAAAGTGTATTAAATTATGAAAGAAGAAAAAGTAATAAGTGCTGATGTTATATGCTACAAAGTAACATATACCCTATGGGGCAGAATATATGAACAAGAAATGGATATTGCTATTTCCGATTATAAAGATAAAACCACTGAAGCAAGGTTAAAAAATGATTTCGAAGAAGCAATATACGTTATGAATTCTGAGTATATAGCAGAAGAAGTACCAAAAGAAGTGCAAAACCCTATTAAAATAGATTCTTACATTAGAATAACTAACAAGGGAGAAGCGCTTCAGTAATTCTGTATATATTTAGATATCTGTAAATACATATGAATTTAGCAGTTGGTGCTTGGTGGTGGGGCTTGGGGAGTAGTGGTACTGGCTTTTTGGGCTGGTGCTTTCTACTCATTTATATAATATTATCCTTAGGGTAGTATAAATGGAAGTAAAAAGAAAATTTTGTACATTCAAAAAGAATGCAGTAGACATCTGTCTTGTGTTACTTTTATCTATCTATTTTGTAATACTCAAATTCAAATATCTATTAAAACTATGAAAAAATCAAAAAAGTTTGGTGGCACTATAAAGGATTGGCAGATACACACATTAAGTGTAACAAAAGAATGGCTTGATACAGTATGCACAGAAAAAGGTCTCCAACCTATGATATTAACAGGCACGGTTGTTGAGGATAAATTAGGTAGATGGCTGCCTGGTTTTCATATGAGGTCAACATTAATTAAAAAGATAGATAGAGAAAAAGGAGAAGTTGAAACTCAAAATACTATCTATAAGCTTGAAGGTAAAGAAGGTGGTGATATCTTTAAAGATTTAGGAGATAATGTATTTAAAATATTTTATTAAGTATAAATAAAAGTATTTAAATAACATTATGTGAGAATACAAATGAGTACAGATGACGACACACTAATTATACACAATGTTGATCTTAATTTATTAGAAAATCAACGGCGACAATTTAATAATATGCTTAGTATGGACAAGATTATGGGTTTTATGTCAATTAAGCAAAGAGAATCATTAGTTGGTCTTGGGAATATGTTAGACAAATGGTCAGATGATAAGTATTTTCAAAAGCAAACTAAGAGAGATTAATAAAATTATATAAGGAATTGACATCATGTCTTTACATGTCTGTGGTGACACACATTGTCCTAGGGATATCCATAAATTGAATACCACAGAATGGCCAGAGCAAAGATCGCTAAATAAAAATGATATACTTGTTATATTAGGTGATTGTGGCTTGATATGGGATCCTGATTGGTCAAGAGAAGAATTGCATTGGGCTAATTGGCTTGCTAACAAAAAATTTACAGTTTGTTTTATTGATGGTAATCACGAAAATTTCGCAAGATTAAATAAATTTGGTACAGTTCCTTTTTACGGAGGAACTGCAGGAGTTGTGTTTGAAAATGAAAATGGTGTAGTATATCATCTAAAAAGAGGAGAAGTATACACCATTGAAAACAAAACAATATTTACCTTCGGGGGTGCTCAATCCACTGATAAAGAACGTAGAATTATTGGACGTAGTTGGTGGCCTGAGGAAGTTCCAAACTTCGCAGAAATTAATCATGGATTAGAAAATCTAGAAAAACATCACAATTGTGTTGATTTTATATTAACACATACTGCACCAACAAGTATTATTACTCACTTTAATTTTATAGACGCAGCTATGAGAATTGATGATCCTACTTCTAGATTTTTAGAAGAAGTGGATAAAATTACACAATTTAAACAGTGGCATTTCGGCCATTTCCACACCAGCCAGCATAAAGACATGAAATATATTTGTCATTATAACTGGTATCCCTATAAATTATTTTAAGGATCTTCATGAAAACAAATTATAGAAAGTATCTTTCCGAACTTGATGAGTCTTTTCTTGAACAATGTGGTCTTACACGTAACTCTACTGTAGATGAAATTATAAGTAAACTTCAATGGAGTACTTACGGTCCAAATGCCGATACCAAAAAATTCAAATGGATAAAACTTCGTGACTGCACATCTGTACATTTACGTAAGATAAGAGCGTTACCCGATGTTTATAAGATTCATATGATTGCCATTGATATAATTTTAAGTATACGTCAATTAAAAACCAGATCAAATGCTCTGGTAGGTACTAATTGGTGTCGTAATGAACCTTATGACCCGGCAAAAGGGCCCTATAATACCTATACAGTACTTTTTGTAACGAATACGGATAATATACATAAAAAGCACGCATGCCAAGTAGTTTATTATGGAGATAACGGCAGACACTGGAGTTTACCCCTTAGTAAATGGCCTGGAAATTTAGTACAAATAGATTATAAGACCGCTAACAAATTAAAAAATAAAAGTAAATAAGGAAGACTATGCAAAAGTTTTTAAAGGTGTACAGTAGTGTAATTATATTAGTAGTACTTGCAGTATTTTTATTCGGGTTCGTAATACCTGTGCTAATATCAGCTAAAAGTACTGAATTAGTTGTATTGGGTTTTTTGGCGGTGCTGGTATCAGTACCATTTTATATTTTGAGTATTTATAAAATTTATAAAGGAATTTAAAAAAATGAAATTTATGAAAAACTTTGTTTTTGTTGTATTGGCCCTTTTGATGACCTCAGCATGTTCTAAAGTTCCTGCTGGTTATGTTGGTATTAAAGTATACCTCCTTGGAGGAGAAAAGGGTGTAGAATCTGAGCAACTAGGAGTAGGTAGATACTATATTGGTATGAATGAGGATTTGTTCTTGTTTCCAACATTTACACAAAACGCTGTATGGACAGCCGATAAACGTGAAGGTAGCCCAGACGACGAATCTATTACCTTTCAAACAGTAGAAGGTATGAGCGTAAATGCTGACATCGGCATTTCTTATGCCGTTATTCCTGACAAAGTGCCTATGATTTTTCAAAAATATAGGAAACAAATTGACGAAATTACAGATATTTATTTACGCAACATGGTTAGAGATGCTTTTGTAGCTATTGCAGCTTCTCAGCCTATTGAAAACGTGTATGGCGCTGGAAAAGCCGAATTGTTGAAACAAGTAGAGGAATCTGTGAGAAAGCAATGTGGAGATATGTTTATCATTGAACGTATTTATTTGATTTCTGACCTAAGACTTCCTAACGAAGTAGTAACCTCTATTAATAAGAAATTGGAAGCTACACAAAAAGCTCAGCAACGAGAAAATGAGGTTAGAGAAGCGAAGGCAGAAGCAGAAAAAGTAGTAGCCAAAGCCGAAGGAGAGGCGCGATCAATTGCTGTAGTAGCAGAAGCACAAGCTAAGGCAAACATAACGATAGCTAAATCAGTAACGCCTGAGCTTATTTCTTACAACGCAATCAAAACTTGGAATGGGCAACTACCTACTACGATGATACCAGGAAGTGCCGTACCTTTTGTAAATGTTAAATAAGTAATTTGAAACCTACTACCTCTTTTCAAGGGGGTAGTAGGTACAACGCAAAGAGGAGAAGCAGCGAAAGCAGGGCTTTTAGTGTTCGGTGGCCACCCCACTAAGTAGATTCGATTACTACCTCTTCTGAATAATAAACTAAAGGTAATACATGGAGAATAAACCTATTTGTTTTGATAAATACATTTGTTTACCAATGCCACATAACCCACCAATGCAAGATCTATTTTACAGACTACAATCTGTAGGAGATCTAAGCTTTAATAAATTTAGTAAAGGTTATAAAATATCTTTAGTACGATATGAAGATTCAATAACTATGACTGAAATTGTAGATACTTTTTATACTGGTCTTTATAGACTATGGAGAAGAGTACAAATAATAAGGAAGCAAAATGAATGAATTAGAACTTTTAATCATCGACCGATTAGCTAACAACAATTTCGAAGTTTTCCTTGTAGGTGGTGCCGTAAGAGATAAAATTCTAGGACTACCCTATGAAGATATAGATTTTGCTACAAATGCTCGTCCTGAGCAAATCATCAATCTTTTTCCAGACAAACACATAGGTGTTGTAGGTAAAAGTTTCAAAGTAGTATATGTAGAAGGTGTTCAAATTGCTACTTATCGTAAGGATATTCAAAAAAAATTCTTCAGTGCTAAATATTGTGAACCAGTATACGCAGATAGTATATACGAAGATTTATGTCGTAGAGATTTGACTATCAACGCAATGGCAATCAACGCAATAACAAAAGAATTCATCGACACGCAGAATGGGGAAGTTGACTTACGTAATGGTGTTATACGTCTTGTAGGAGATCCTATTCAACGACTATGGCAAGATCCTAATAGGATAGTTAGAGCGTGCAGATTTGTAGCCAAAACAGAAGGGCATTTTCATAGGAAAACCTATGTTGCCTTATGTGAGTGTGCAGTATTTATTAAACGTCACGTAGAGGCTGAAAGAATTCAAGAAGAGATAATGAAAGCTATGAAAGTTAATACACCTTCAATATTTTTTAGTTCACTACAATCAATTGGTGCTTTAAAATATATATTCCCAGCTATGGCTCGTTCTTTTGAACAAACAGGTGGTGAGTTTCATAAAGAGACAGTAGGTGAGCATTTGATGCTTGCTGGCGATGGAATACATAAAAAATTTCCTGTGTTAAGACTAGCAGCTTTTCTTCATGACATTGGTAAACCAAAAGCTTTTCTTAAAGAAGATGATGGTAGTTTTAAAGCTCATGAAGCATACGGTGCCAAAATAGCTAAAAAGTATCTTACTGATTTGAAATTCCCTTCGGCAGTGATAAATGAAGTACATGGCCTTATTAATTCACACATGAGGATCTGTAGAGGTTTAACACCTAAAGGTATAAGGAGACTACGTAAGCACTTATCTGACGATGGTGTCGATCCTCGCAGCTTTTTGAGGTTAAAACTCGCAGATAGGTCAGCAAACTTGTATAGGTCTAGCACAGAGATTCAACCGACAAAAGAGTTAATAATTAATGCAGGTATCAGGTCAGTAGAAGACCCTGTGTTAACATTAAAAGACTTAGCCATATCGGGTGGAGATTTAATAAAAGAATTTAATCTACAGCCAGGACCAATTGTTGGTAAAATACACAAAGCTTTGCTTGAGTTTATAATAGAAGAAGGTGAAGAGTATAACACTTATCAAATTTTAAAAGATCAAGCCTATAAATTATTAGTTTAAATATACATTAGAAGGATGAAGATGGAACTTGACACAAGAACATTGAACGAAGCACAATTTGCAACCTTTCAAAATTTTTTGCGAGACTCGGTATCTAAAACATTACATAATTTAGTTACTATATTTGTTCTCAAAGTTTTGTATGATAAAGCACCAGAGAAAGAACAAGAGATGTTCAAAAATTTTCTAAACACGGCAGTAGATGAAGTTAAAAAAATTCACACCTTAAAAGCTGCCACTCATTACGATCTTTCTGATAAGCAGAAAGAACTTTTCGAAGAAGATATGAATGAGGTTATAAATAATTGTTTAGACCCAGTAACAAATATACGTAATAAGGAGTAATCTTTATGGTAAATTTTTATTTTAGTGCGGATTGGCATGTCGGACATGATAATATTATAAAATACTCACGTAGACCTTTTAATAATGTCGATGAAATGGATCACGCATTAATAACTCGTCATAACGAAGTAGTAACAAACAACGATGTACATGTACATGTTGGTGATTTTACTCTAAAGAATAAAGATTACGCTACAAGTATTATTAAACAATTAAACGGTCAACAAGTTTTTATAATTGGAAGTCATGATAAATGGCTGAATGATAAAGGAAAACAAATATGGGAAAAGACAATAGACAATCAAAAGATTGTTTGTTGTCATTACCCAATGTATAGCTGGCCAGAGTCTCACTATGGAAGTTGGCTTCTATACGGACATCATCATGGTAGACTAGCAGTTCAATGTAAGGCTATTGATGTTGGTGTAGATACTAATAATTTCTATCCTTATTCATTCGAACAAATAAAAAGTATTATGGAAAGTAAGCCAGTAACTCCTGGAACGATAACTAAGAAATATTAAATATGATTTTTTGGGTGGGGCTTGGGGAGTAGTGGTACTGGCTTTTGGGGCTGGTGCTGGTGCTGGGTCTAAAAACTAAAAAATAAATATTACTAAAATTATGAAAAATAAATTACTTTTACCAAACGAAACAAATTTGATGTATGGTACTTCGCCTTTTAATATGCAATATGCTTTTGTAGAAAAAGAAGGTGATAATTACAGAATGTGTCATTCATTTAATACATGCAAAGATTACATGCATGAAATTATAGCAAATAGTATACATAATGAATGTTGCTTTGCCGGTGGGACTGGATTAATGGGTAAAAATCTGGACACTCTGCAAATTGTTTTACTTTTTAACAAGTTATCTGATGAGGATAAAGAAAATCTATACAGTATAAAAAAGTATATTAGCAACATAGAAGTAAAACACAAATTTCCTAAAACACTAATAAAAGAAATAGATTGCTCTGAAATATTGAAAGAGCATAGAACATTCTTGTTGACTTTCAAAAAGCATTATGTGGAATCACCCGTTTTACTACATATGTTTATTGCTATGGTACGAACTTTAATATTACTTAAGACAAAAATAGATGGTAAAAATATAATTAAATCTTTAGAAAGTCGTAGCGAAAAAGATAGTTCTATATTAAGACACGCATTAAAACACAATGTTATAGATTTACTATTTAAAGAGCATGATACTATAACAAAAGATTTAACTAGTAAGGAAATTTACCCCAAAGAAGATCAAAATGGCTTCAGTTATCATAGCGGTTTTGGTTTAGTAGCATTATTATCAAGAAGATTATCTTCAAAAGCTTACTCTGATAACGCATACAAAGTATTAGATAAGCACGGTATACCAAATTTTAATTATTAACTTAACAGGAATAATTTATGCTTTTGAATTTAGAAGAATTTTCTAAGAAAAAAATTAATGATAGTTACTCTGTAAAATACATTCTTTATAATAATACAAAGAAAAACAAATGGATTAGTAATCCGTACAAAAAAATAAGTATGGAAGACCTTTTAAAAACACCTGACGTAGTAAAAAGTAGTGAATACGCAGCATGTTTTTCAAATTTTGTATCAGAAGCAAGGAAAAATAAAGAATGTAATAGACTTACGTATACATTTAAAATATCAAAACATCTAACTACTGAGCAATGTTTGCGTTGGTTGATACTAGCACAACAGAATGGTCTACTACCAACATATTGTAATTTAAAAGACGTTGTTACGTATGGATCAATAGCATTGGATTATAAGTTATGTTCAAAAAATATGCTGTATATTTATTTGTGTATAGCAAGATACATTGCAGAAGATGCTAATTTTGTAATTAATACATTAATTTTTGTTGATAAGTATAAAGTACATTATTTGGCAGCTTTGATACTTAGTTCACAAATATGTATTAGAGGCTTTGGTCATTGTTTTTTTCAAGCTAGAAATTCTTACCCAAAAGCGATTGATAAGGATTCGATATACCTGTCCACCCTTATAGGGTTGAAAAGATACTTAAATACAGGATGTCCTTCAGATATGGATGGTAGTTTCAATTGCGCAACGTCTGTAAGTAGTTTGTGTAAAATAGACACTACTGCATCGGTTAAAGAATTACAAGAAATAGATAATGTAGAAAAAGTTATAAACACAACTACAGATGCTGAAGCTTTGGAAGTAATAAAAGAGGTATGGGAAAAATGACACGACAAGAATATAATGATATTTTGCCAGGACAGAGTATGGTAATTTGTCCAAAAATTGACCGTAATAATCCAGCAGGTGGTTGGTGCGACAAGATGGACTATATGGTAGGAGTACCTTTTATCGTTCAGTCAAAACATATGGAGAGCATTAGATTACAAAATGATGGTGGTACTTTTTCTTTTCATTATAGCATAATAGAAATGTATGACAATACTAATAAAAGAAAAGAAATAGTACTTGAAGGTACAAGATTTGTTTGTGATGACAAAGTAAGTTTATACTCGCTTCTTAAACATTGTCTTAGAGATGATGCTAATAAAATAAAAAAGTTGTGTAAAGCAAAAGATTATCTACCATTAGACCTTAAAACATTAGAAGCTATTCAAGAAACTTGTCCCAGATGTATGGGGATACTATTAAGCAATAATTTTATACAAAGAGTATAAATAAAATGGACGATTTTGAAAACAATAAAAATAAATACAACCTAAACAAAAAACTGAAACGTGATGATAATGATAAAAAACGTATAAAAAGCCCTATTAATAAAGGGAGTGTACGTACACAAAGCAAGGAATCATTACGAAGGTATATCGATACTTATGACAACGAAGACCCAGAAGATTTTGATGATTTTGAGGATTTGTCGGGAGGATACTAAATGTATACTACATTAAACACAACAGATTTAGAAGAATTTAAAAAATGTAGATTTGTCGTGTTTGATTACGTAGAAAACGAAAATCTTCGAAAAAATGGTACAGAACAGTTTAACATTTTTGTAGGTAACAACAAAAATGCATTCGTAGATAAGAAAAGACCTTTATTGTCCGGATTCTATTCCGAACAAGACCGTATACTAATACTTAAAAATATATTTTCTCCAGTCAAAGACAAATTAGAAGATGATTTAAGTTATTTTAGAGTATTTTGTGATATGGTTATAGAAGAGTTCATCTTACTTGGAAAATCGAGAAACCTGACTTCATTAATAATTCATACAAATGAAGAGATATTATTAGAGTCTTTGTTTTCGTTCGATTTTAAAATTAAATGTATAGGAAATAAATTTTATAAGGCATTTAAATCAATATGATTACAAAATCTGCAGTAAAAATAGAAACATTTAAAGCTAAAGATCATTTAGCAGAAATTTACGGAAGCCCTCAAATGACTTTTTCTTTCTTGTCAGCTCCAAAAGAAGGTAATAAGCAATGTTGTCTTCCGGTAAGATGCAGAGACTTTTTACAAGATGCTATTAGAGCAACTTTAACAAAAAAGCCAGCTTCGATATATGGTTTTAAGTTTGATTATGAAAAGAATCCAAAGCTTGACATTTTAAGAACACGTATGTTGATTAACATACCGAAAGAAAGAACAGTACTAAAAACGGCAGATAAAATTATTGAAGACGGTTTAAAACTTATTCATTATTACGAAAATTTGGCTGGTATAGTAACAAAAACTACTGTAAAAAGCAATGAAGAAGGTTACGTAGTAGTTGGTAGTAACTTTTGGATGTTTTCACCTGCTGTAATATCATTATACACGTTACTGTTTAGATTGGGCGAGTATGATCTAAAATTTGAAACAGATAAAGATGACTTAGTAAAAGCATATGAATCTCTAGTAAATAAAAAAGAAACATATTCAGATTATGCCATAGAGTACCTAAGAGAAGTTTATAAAGTCTTGGAAGATTTTGTAAGATACTATAAACTTTCCATAGATGGGAAAAAATTTGATAATATATACTATGAAGATATCCCAATACGTAGCTTTCATGGTAATTCAGGTATTGTTTCTTTTTGTAATACAAATAAAGACGGTTTGTATAAAGAACAGTATGCAAAATTCAAAGATTACATTGAAACTTCTATCAATGTACCAAGTATAGTATTTCCATATGGTGGTTTTGCGTATGTAACAACTCATTATGCTTCTAACAACTTATACTTCGGATTGTTAAATGCTGAGGATAAGATTGTAACTGAAAGTTTAGATTCATGCAGAGAAGTAGTGTGTAGTAGATACAGATACCACTTAACTAAGAATAAAGGTTTGACAAAAACAAAGTTGTTGGTTACAGCTTCAGGCATTTTAGATATTCCAACTAGAATTAAAAATTTTAAAGAAAAAATATTTTTTGCTAAAAGATTTGTCAACCATTTTGAAAAACAAGCTAATATACCATTGTCTAAAATATCATTGGTGTTTTTAAAAAGTAATAGTAGTAAAATTAAACAATTTTCAGCAATATTAACAGGAGATGCTGCGTGGGTTAGTAGTCCTGTAATGTTATCTACTTATATATTTTTGTTAAGAGTATCTTTTAAGACTTACGAAAAATTTGAAAATAAAGATAATATAACAGATGAAAATATAGCCAAGGCTTTTGATATTGATGTAAAACCAGGACTTTACAAAGTAGTAATAAGTGATCAAGCTATTTTTAAAGGTTATATAGATCAAATAAAGTTATTAATGGTAGAACGAAAAACTTTGTTCTTGAGTAAAGAACCAGCTATAAACTTTTTGACTCATGCTGATAATGTGCCTATGAATAGCAGTAAAGTAGGAGTAGTTTCTTTACTTAAGAAAACAACAATAGATAAAACATTACTAAATAAATACGAGGAGTTGTTAAAAACATGTCAAACAGGAGCACAATAGGTACCGATCCAGAATTTTTTGTAAGAAATAAAGAAGATGGTAAATTTGTAAATGCGGAAACAATGTTTCCAGGAACAAAAGAGAATCCTCATCTAATGAAAAGTGGTGCTGGACTACAAACCGACAATGTAGCAGTCGAATTTGCAAGCCCTGTAGGAAAAGATGGTAAAGATTTAGTTAAAAAATTAAGAAAAACATTTAAAGAATTGTTTTTGATTCTTCCTAAAGATAAAATATTGGATCTTTCACCATCGGTGTTATTTCCAGAAGATGAGTTGCAGACAGAGCAAGCACAATTGTTTGGGTGTTCCCCAAGTTATTGTGCATGGGATTTGGTAGAAAATGAAAAACCTAATGCAAAATTCAGTAACCTTAGAAGTATAGGTGCCCATATCCATATTGGTAAATGCGATGGTGATGGTAATGACTTTCTATTGGACCCGTATGGTAAGATAGACACTGTAAGGATGTGCGACTGCTTGCATGGTATAATAAGCGTAATTTTAGACTCTTCAAAAGAAAGTGTAATGAGAAGAGAATTGTACGGTAAAGCTGGAGAGCATAGACCAAAAGAATATGGTGTTGAATATAGAACATTGTCACCGTTTTGGATGAAGAGTCCGAATCTGGTAATGCTTATAGACTCATTAACTATGGATGCATTACGATTGGTTAGAGAAGGAAAAAACAGTGACTTAATAGATGAAATTGGTGGCGCTGATGTTATACGTAATATCATAAATAATGGTGATATAAAATCAGCCGAAACAGTAATAGACAATATATTAGTAAAATATATGTCTAAAGACTCAAAGTACTTTTTTGAAGAGTGTAGATCAGCTATTGATACTTATTCTTTCACAGAAGAGTGGCAAATAGCCACTAAATAAAAAATCATTAAACATAAGAGAGATAATAATGAAAATTGCAGTACCTATTTTTAGTGGTGACACAAGACTGTCTATTAATACGGCCTATTTGAACTATGTAAAATCGGCTAATATGGAGCCAATTCTTGTAAATGAGTTTAATAATCTACAAGAAATTGCGCAAGTTTGTGATGGTTTGCTACTACCAGGTGGAATTGATATTGAACCTACTTGGTATGGTGAAGAGAACGAAGCAAGTGACGGTTGTGACCCTGAAAGAGATGATTTTGAGCGAGCTGTTTTTCATGCTTTTATAAATAATGAAAAAAAGGTATTCGGAATTTGTAGGGGCTTCCAATTAATGGTAAGAGAATTTCTTAATGAGTACAAAGATGGCTGCAAAGGTTTATATTATTGTCAGCATATCAACGGTCATTCATTGGCTTCTTCAAGAAATGCTCGAAGGAGTACACCGACACATAGCGTAAGTATAGTAACTAAAGCACTATACAATATTCCAGCTGTTGAAGGAAAAAAGAGTAGTAGAATGTTTGTAAATTCTATGCACCACCAAGCTTTGCTTGCAGAACCACACAGATTTTCGTTTGTTATACAGCAAAATGAAGCAAGTTTTCATTGCATTGCCGCCAGTGATGCAGGCATCAGCAAAGAAATGAATATGGCAGTTGTAGAAGCGGCTGACATGATGTTTCATGGTGTTACTGTAAGAGGTGTTCAGTGGCATCCTGAAGAACTACTTGATGTTGCTCTGCTAACTAATTACTTTACTGGAGCAGTTGCCGATGGAGCCAAAATCAAGTTACACAGGTAAGCTATCTTGGACAGTTACTGTAAAAATGACTTCTGGAGTTTCACATATAAGTTCGATTTCGCCACCACAATTGAATGCTTTTAGGAAAAAATTTCCAGAAAAGCTTGATATGGAAGCCCCAGATATCTTAAACAAATACATATTTCCACTTGTAAAACACGACTACTCATCAGTAGGGACAATAGTGTCAATTAATATTAAATCGGGATTTTAATGAGCGAATTAAAAGTTTTTGTTTATGGTACTTTAAAAGTAGGTGGAAAATTTGCTGCCACCTACGATAAAGTAAGAAAAAGTGTAAAAGTTGGCAAAATAAAAGGTACATTATATAATTTAGGCTTTTACCCAGGAGTAAAACTCGGTGGTGATAGTGTAGTTATTGGGGAAGTACATACTTACACTAATAAAGAAGAAGTTGAAAAGTCATTGGATAGATTGGAAGGATATTACGGAACTGGTAATAAATCAAATCTTTATAATAAAGAAACAGTAAAAGTAAGCACAGACGATGGAGATGAAGACTGTCTCGTATATGAGTACAATAACTTTATTGAAAATAATAGAATAATTCCAGAGGGAGTTTGGAAAGTATGAAAATTAAAAGTATTACACTGAAAGGAAAGGAAGCTTACTTTGAATTAGGAGCAGGTGCCCCAGCGGTGACGAATATAAAATATTTAGAAGCTTCGATGGATTATGGTCAATTTGGTCATGAACCGATTTATGTAGTAAGGTTTACCGACCCGGCCAGCAGAGTGATTATTCCAGCAAGAAATGTATGCATGTTTGAATTAGATACTAAAAAAGATGATGTAGCTGCAAAAGCTATCGAAAAACTTGGAGAGACTGCATGAAAAAACTTATTTTGTTAGTAGCTGGATATGGTTATGAGAAACCTTTTAAACAAATGGGTGAATTAGTAGAAGACATCGATTTGTTTATGCAATCGCCTGAAAAGTTCAAACTTGTTGTATTTACCGGTGGAGAAGATGTACACCCGGCAATGTATGGTCATACTTCACCAAAAGGTCTTTGTTATTTTAATGCGGCAAGGGATGTAAAAGAGCAAATAATTTATGAATTTGCTAAAGATAACAATATACCAATGACAGGTATCTGTAGAGGAAGTCAATTCCTAAATGTAATGGCCGGTGGTACATTAATGCACCATATAGATCATCATGGAACAATGCATTATATTGAAACAATCGATGGTACAGTTATGAAAGTTACTTCAACACATCATCAAATGTGTGTGCCAGCAGAAGATGGCTTTGTTGTAGCTTGGTCTGAAACTAAAAGATCTGAAAGATATTTTGGCGATAAAGATGCTGAAGTAGCTTACGATGGTAAAGAAGTAGAGGCTATTTATTATCCCGACAAGAAAATTTTCGCCGTACAATACCACCCGGAATACATGGATGATAAAAGTATGGGACTTACATGGTATAAGCAAGCTGTTCATGACCTGGTACATTCTACAACTGCTGAATTTAAGCGTAAGTATTTCAAACAGCAGATGGTAAAATAAAATAGGTAGTTAGTTGCTTTCTTAGTAACTAACTACTACAAATACGAGTGAAAAAAAAATGTTATTTGAAAAAAATGTAGGTAAAGAAATTTTTGTACTTGTTGATGAAAGCAATAACCGTTGTTCTGCTACAATATATGACACAGCAGATATAGTGTTAAAGGCTTTTGCTAATAGATTGGCAACAAATATATCAGACGTAACTCTATATCATGGAGTACTATCAAAAGCATGCAGTATCCCAGATGATGAAATAAGCTCAAACATAGACGTAATAATATTTATACCAGGTAGTGGTAATAGTTGTAAAACAATATCTTGCTTTAGTCTTGAGTATTTACAAAAATTAATACCTGCTATAGTTGGAAACCCGCCATCTAAACAAGATACCGATTACGTATCTATAATTGATGATACTCATAAAATACCAAAACAAAATATAGATAATGTATACATATTTTATGGTTACTCCATAGAGTTACATTACACGTTTTATAAAACAGACTTGGATGAAGAAATTATATCTGGGAGTAAAAAAATTTATGCAAACATTTCCTCAACTCAAACATACTCTGACGTATCATGATAAGAATTATTTCATATACAGAGGAAAGGCAGTTGGTTATTTAGATAGTAAACAATTCGCAGCACTAATGGAACATCCTGGAATTATGTCAAGAAAACTAAGTACGATGGAAACTAAAAGTTTTATCGACTTGGCTGATCCAAAGGATGCTATCGGAAATAGATTAGTGTTTGTTATACAAGATTCCAAAGAAAGACAAGTAGCAATATCCAGCGTAATAAAAGAAGTTGATAGTTCATTAGATGGACAAGATGGACAATTTTCTTTCGTAGGTGAAGATCAATGTGAATTTTTCTTAGAGATTGAAGGGGGGGCCTCTAATGATACTGTATAATTTTAAACCAATGCAGAAATTTATAGTTACAGATGTACTATCTTCTTTAAAATACTCTATTGGTACTTATGGTCTGATTTATAATGCAGATCCAAGTGACAGTGAAATAAATGCTTCTTTAAGTGTACTTGTAATAGGTAATGCTGATGAATTAATGAATAAACCTTTTTTCTCTGCTTTAAAAGTTCCAAACATAATTTGTAAAAGTTTTATGGAACATGGTTTATATAATAAGTGTGATGATTCTATTCATAGTGAAGATTTAAAAATCAATTCTCTTCTGGATATACCAGATATAGACTTTTTATTCTTTATGCTTGCTAAAATAAGACATATAGAAAAGAGTATAAATTCCAGCAGTATGTATAGGGGACACTTGATTAATCATCCAAGATTAAAAAAGTTACTACGTGTGTATAACGATGCTGGGTCATTGAATGATGCTGCATTGAAACTTTTATATAAGCCACTTAAAGAGAAAAAGTATTTAATAGAAGAATTATTAAGAATGTCATCATTTATAAGCAAAGATATGGAATTAAGGGAAGAAGAGTACATGACTTCGTCACTAAAAAGTAAGATAGATTTTTGTAAAAGAACCGCAGTGTCCATTGCAGATGCAGCATTACTTAAAGAATTAAATGAAATATCTTTAAAAAAATTTATGTCAACCAAAGAGCCGCCAAAAGATATGGAGAATGTGTATGCTGGAATTAGGAACAAAGATAATAGTAATTGGTTCTGGCGTAACTAGAAAAGCTGGGCCTCGTATTGGTAGTATTGGTTACATACTTAATATTGAGAATTTTGGTGAAGATTTAGCAGAACATAATGAGTATATAAAATTTTTCGCATCCGTATTATTTACAAGGTATGGTTTTCAAAAGAAAGAAAGACAAGAAATAAAAAGAGTCTGTTTATTCGTCCCTAATTTTTTCTGTCAAGATAGTAAAGAAATCCCTTTTAAAGTTCCAAAAATATATAACAACTTACCAGTTGTAGAACTTGCCCCTTTAGCAAGTTCTTTAGAAGAACACAAATTCATGCAACTTGCTATTAATCTATGCGTTAAAACAAAAACAAATACAAACTTATGTAAAGTAGCTTTTGATATAAGAGACAATGTTTTTGTAAAACCAGAAGTATTTAAAAACAAGTTAGCTGCTTCAACAATAATAGCATTACGCGACTTGCTATATTCAAAAACAAATATAGCTATCATAAATAAGTTAAAATCACTGTATAATACAGATAGAAAATCTTATGAAGAGTTATTAAATTTAACAATAGAGTTAAACATTTTATCAGGAAAAAAGATAGAATGTAAACAGATACATGAAATACAAATGGTGTATCTAAACAACCTATTTAACGGTTTACCCTTGTATTTTGAACTAAAGTATTTCTCCTACGTAAAAAAAGTAATGCCGTTCTACAATGCCTTTAAGTATAGTCTGCTAGAAAAAGCAATAAAACTAAATAAATAAATATTGGAGATAAAATGCTCAATGCACTAGATATGGTGATTGGAAATTTCGTTAGTCAATTCAATTCTAGAGTTTTAACAAGAGCAAGTGCTCAAACTTTTTCTGCAGTTTTAGACGTAGTAAATTCAGAAACTGAAGTAATTTTTAAAATGAAACGTGATGAAACCCAGCACGTGATATGCATACCAAAACCCTACGTTAGAGATAACGTAGTTTTGGTATCTATCAATGATATTGAAAGATCAGTATCAAAGTATTATTGGAAACTTCACAATAGAGTAATGAATTATTGTGATGTTATATATGAAGTACTTTTTGGATTTCCAGTGCATATATTGCCAGAAAGTATGTTAAAAAGCAATACTTCTGTTATGCAACAATTAAGATACGCCTATGAAAATAATAAGTTAGCTGTAACTACTAGGAGCATTCAGAAGAAAATAAATCATATAGTAAATAATCTTCCTATGCATGAAACAAACATGAATTCTTTTATCATGAATCATAGGATAACTATTTTTGATTTAGAATTTGACGTATTAACAAATCCTGAAGAACAGCATGCTTATCAAGTAAAGAAAAACAAAGAATTTTTTGATACTGGTTGGTCATCTTTAGGCTTGTCTGATGGTTGTTTAGCCAATAAGAATTATATGTTGGATTATGATTTGAGGAAGCTAACACCATTTGGAAGTAACTTCCATAATCCTCAAAGAAATTTATATTCTACCTTGGGTATGAAAGGTGATGAAACTCCTCTTGTGCACTCTGAGGAAACTTTTCGCTTAGCCCAAAACGGTTTAACAAGAAAAGGTTGGAATTTATTTACAATATTTGTTGATGTACCAGATGTATGGGAAGATCAACTTATGGTAGATATAAGACATTCAAATAAATACATTGAGTATACAAAGAAATGCATGTGCCATGGAAAAGCACTTGTAAAAGTTGGTGATATATTGTATACTAATGATCCTCTTTATGTAAATAATTCAAAAGAAGTAAAATCCTTTGATGTCCAATGTGACAGTGCAGTAGTAGAGAAAATAGAGGAAAAAGAAAACAATATAGGTGGTGCACTATTTCCAGTACTTTTGATAACTGTGAAATATAAACGCTATCTTAAAGATGGTACAAAGTTGACAAATCTCGCGGCTAACAAAGGTGTTATTCGTATGAGAGATTTAGGTTATGCAATTAATCCAGTAACAGGTAAACAACAAAAGATAGACGTGATAGTATCAGCTAAAGCAGTACTGAAAAGAAAGAATTATACTCAAGTACTCGAAGCTTTATTGAATAATATCAACGATAACAATGTAGTAGTTATCCCAGAGAATTTGGTAATAACCGAAGAAGCAATATCCTCAGCATTAGTATCTTCAGGTCATAATGCTGATGGTACTTGGTCTTGTCACACATACTCTGGTGACTTCAGATGTGTTGCTGGTAATGTATTTTGGGGTGTGACACATGATGCGGATGATACAGTGTGGCGTTCAGGAGCTACACATGTTGAAAATGGTAGAGGTTTAAGAGAAGCTGGCTTGAAATTTTCTACAATAGAATTTAGAGCGTTGGCTACACGTTTTGGAAGAGATAACGCTTTAGAAAAAGAAATACTATCATACGCCCAAGGATATGCAGATGTAAAAGAATTGCTAAGTATTTTAAATTGTCAACTTGGCAAAAAAGACTTAGCATACACCACCAAGAACATCTTTGATATAGCTCCTCTAAATCAAGAAGCTGGTATAATGTTGATGGAAGAAGAGTTAGTTGGTTCTATAGTAGATCCTAATATGGAAGATAATGGTTTCATGTTAAAACTTCCTGTAAAATATCAAATAGTCTTAGATAGAAAATCGAACATATTGACATGTGGTTTCCCTGTCAAAGTAGAAGAAAAAGTAGGTAACAAAGCTGTAGGTAAAGTAATAATTATTGATTCGTTGTATGTTCCTTATGCGAACCTTAGAAAATGCTGGAAGCATGACATAGGCAAAGTTGGTTTGAATGATATAGGTAACGCATTGAATACTATAGTAGTTATGTCACATAGCTATTTGAAAGAAAACAGTAATATAACCTTATCAATGTTGTACTCTGCCATTAGTACTTATTTTTATACAGTATCAAGTAAATTAAGTACAAAAAATGGTGAGTTAAGTGTACACACTATGGCTGTAAGATACCCACATTCTGTGAAAGGTGTAGCAACTCTTAGTAATACTTTACCACGTAATACAGTTAGAATACATAGTGTCATGGCTTCTGAATTAAAATTGGTTGAAGGAGACATAGTACTTGTAGAAAGATTCCCTTGCTTGGGTTTTATGTCACTCAGACCCCAAAAAGTTATGATTACTGACGACCCATTGTGTAGATTTTCTATACAAGTAAGTGGAAATAGTTTAGGATCCATGTCTTTGGATTTCGATGGTGATGTTATTTATTTGGCAGCTTTCTATTCTGAGGCTTCCAAAAATGCACTCAAGAAAGAGTTAAATACACCTAATGAGCACTGTATAAAATATATAGAGGCTTTTAATTCAAAAATGGGTGTACCAAGACTTATGGAAATGTCATTACAGGATTACAAAATAGCACCTTTTGATAAGCTGACTTCAGATACACATGCTGAAATAGTTAGTAAACTTACAGGTGTAAAAAGTAATACTGGTCCAGTTGTTGCTTTGGCTTACAATCTTTTACGTATTATGGAAAATTCGGAATTAGCCGGAAATCAGGAAATAGAAAGTGGTATAGAAGTTTTTATAGATACTGTAGCTAACTCTGTTTTTAAGCAAAAACATGGTGTTAAGTCTTTACATAAGATCGTTATGGATGCAGTGTGTTCAGCTGACTTAGAAACTTTAGTTAGTGAAGGATTCGACCAAAAAATATCAGAAATAATATGTAGTAAGATACGCGAAAAAGCTGCTCAAATAGGAATTAAGGATGTAAAACAGTATCATAAATTAATTACAGAAGAAGGGGGTAGTAACGTAATTAATAGATTAGTACGTGAACAAAACATACTGTACTTTACAAGTAGAGCTAATTTAGATAGTTGTAAGATTGTTAAAAATGTGGCAGATTTTGCAGTAGTGGATATACCAAGCAGTATCTTCACAAAAATAATGAGTCTGAATTCAGCATTTGAGAAATCAGACTTGGCGGATTTAAATTCTTTGAAAAATCCTGAAGCATTTCATTATTATACCGGAGCTTTGAAAGAACTAAATAGAATAATAAACACAGAAAAAAGTATTTAAAAGGAGAAGTGTATGGCAAAGAATATTGGTCTAAGTTTCAATAGGGTATCTCTTTTAGGAAGAGTTACAGGAAATCCAGCAGTCAATGGTGAATGGATTACTTTTGATTTGAAAACTACATTACCTAAATTGGTTGATGGTAAGTGGCAAGAAGCAGAAGTAATGGTACCTATTTTGACAAACGACCCTAAGAAGGTAGAGACTATCAGCAATTTCGTGCAAAACGAGAGACAGCTTTACGTAGAAGGTTACATTGAAGCTTGGGAAGGTGGTTGTGGTGTTTTTGTTGGTCTTGTTAAACTTGGGTCAAAAACTATGTATGACCCAGAGCAACAAAATGGTCAACCTGCTGGTAGAAGAACACCTTAGAGATTTTTGAATTAAATACTCGTAATGTGAGATAGCTACTATAGAAGCATACAAACTTTTATAGTAGCTATATAATTCAAAATCTTAAAGGAGAGTCTATGACATCAAACGTAATACTAAAAAAAGAAGAAGTAATTGAGGTATCTGTAGAAAAACCTGTATCGTATGAAGACAGGTTAAAAGAACTAGAAATAAAAATGAAATCTATAGCACAAATGTTTTATATGTTCAAAAGAACAGGTATGCCTAAAAAAACTAAAAAAATAGTTGGTAATAACAAAAATGCTGAAGGTTTAGATTTAAATTCTTGTTTCATAGGTTATGTTGCAAATTCTAATTATCCATATGTATTGATTGTAAATGATGAAGGTTTATACAACATTGGAGAAAAAGAGTTTAAATCTCTAAAAGAGGCAACAAATTCTGTATTTGGTGACAATGCTGATGGACAAAGCTTGTGGCAAACTTTAGATGGAGTATTCATAAAAGAATTAATATAGCTGATAAACAATGATTATAAAAGTAAGTAACACATTAACTGTAGATATAAAGGATGATCTACTACTGCAACTTGTAGTAGAAGATTTAACATATGATAATCCTCTTTATAAAGAAGCTAAAAAAAGTGGTAGGTCAACAAGAGGACTAACACAGGTACTTAAAAATTTTACCTATGTTAATGGTAGTTACTTACTACCTCGTGGATATTTTGAAAGACTTTATATTTTATCAAAAGAACTTGGAATACATGTAGAAATACAAGACGAAAGGTCAATAAGACCATTTGAATATGCATATAAACATGATATAACTTTACGGGAATATCAATCAAAAGCTTTAAGAGGGTTAGTAAGTCATTCCGAAGGTGTTTTGTCAGCGCCAGCAGGTAGTGGCAAAACAATCATAGGTATCGCTGCTATACTTACATGTGGTCAAAAAAGCCTATGGATAACTCATACGAAACAACTTTTGTTTCAATTTGTCGATAGGCTTAAATCTTTAGTAAATATACCAGAATCAGACATTGGTTTAATATATAACGGAGATTGGGATACAGAAAAACCCATAACAGCCGCATTAGTTCAAACATTAAAAACAGATAATAAAAAACTTGCCAGTATATCTAATAATTATGGCACTATTATAGCAGATGAAGTTCACCATCAACCAAGTTCAACTTTTACAGAAGTTGTAACTATGTTAAATCCATACTACTTGTATGGATTAACAGCAACTCCATTTAGAAGAGATGGTTTAGAAACACTGCTTTTTCAAAATATAGGACCTATTAGACATACAATAGATAGATCCGAAACATCTAGTAATATTATTGTACCAACAGTAATTAAAAGAATGTTAAAAACTTCTAACTTACCAGAAGAATTAACTTATCAAACCTTGTTAGCATTATTGACAAAAGATGATTACCGAAACAGTATAATATGTGCAGATGTAGTTAGAGAAGCAAAACTTGGTAATATATGCATAGTATTGACGGAAAGAGTGTCACATGCAGAAATATTGTATAAGAAAATATTAAAACAATGGGACAAAGTTGGTATTATACATGGTAAACATTCTGACAAGCTAAGAGAAAAGACACTTACTAGTTTAAATAATGGGGAAATAACTGTATTAACAGCAACTACTCAACTACTCGGCGAAGGTTTTGATCATCCATCGTTAAATAGATTATTTTTAGCTCAGCCTATAAGAAATCCAGCCAAGTGTGAACAATTAGTTGGAAGAGTTCAAAGGACAAGCCCTGGTAAAGTTGATGCTTTAATATATGATTACATAGATGACCATGGATTAACTAAACACCAGTTTCAAAATTACGGAACAGGGAGTAGTAGATATAATGTTTATAAAAAACTAGGTTGTAATATAAAATAATTTTTTTATTTACACATTGGTTTGTGTGGTAGTTTCTTTTAGTAATTTTTAAATTAAGGTATAAATATGGAATTAAAAAAATCTAGTACTATGTCAGCATTACCAAGCGAAAATAATACAATTCGTATGTCAGAAGAACTACGAAAAAAAATGAACGTGTCTCCAGGAGATATTCTGGTTGTTAAAGGATTTCCGCTACAAGTAAATAAACTTTTTGCAAAAGATATTTGTTCTAAAAACAAAGCATTTGTTTCTGAAAAAGTATTGAAAGAATTAGGTATAGAGACACATGAACTGTCTGTAGAACAACATGTGTCTATTGGGTGTGACCCAGAATTATTTTTAGTAGATACTACTACTAATAAGTTGTACAATCCAGGATTTATTGTAAAAAAAGAAGCAACTGTAGGTTACGATGGTATGTTAGCAGAGTTTAGGCCGCCACCAGATGTGGATCCAAAACAGGTGACTTACAATATATGGCAGCTTATAAAATCCCTAAAAAGTACATTAGAAAGTAAAGATCTTACTAATGTTAGAATGGTATCCAGATCAAGTGGTTGGGGTCTTTTTGCTGGTTTCCATGTACACCTAGGTATCCCAAGAAATTTACTAAACCCAACAAAAGAAAATTATTTAAAAATTATACAAATCATAGTAAGTTCCTTAGATTATTACTTAGGTACTTTATCTGTGTTAGTAGAAAAAGATGATTACGAAAGAAGGTGTTCACCATTTACACCATATGGCAAAGTTGGTGATTTTAGAGCTGATAATCATATAACACTCGAATATAGAGTTCCTGGTGGGGCTTTGTTGAGTCACCCATATTTAACAGATGGGCTTTTAAATATAGCGTCTCTTATTACACACGATGTTATAGAGAGGGTGCGTATAATTACAGATGATTTTCGTGGTGTTATTGATGACGATAAGGCGCTTTTGAAGCATATATACCCTAACATTGTTGAAACTACAAAAATGTATGATATTATATGTTCGCCAAACACAAACGCAGCAAGTATGGAGCTAGCTACCATACAAAAAGATTTAAGTTGTATGGTAAATTACGACTATTACAAAAAGTCTATAGATAGTTTTTATAATTTATTAAAAGTTAAAATATCAGATGATATACTAACAAACTGGGATAATACTTATGTACAATGACAAGTGGAAATTTTTTAACAACTTACCTGGAAAAGAAGCGTTAAGCTCGGCTGAAGTGCAATATTGGTTAAGTATATTAAATAAAGTATTAAAAACAGGGGTAGAATTCGAGTTCAACTTGAAAGAACCAAAAGGTTTTTGTAAAGGTGGAAGTGAAAGTTGTCCCTGCATAAAAATGACAGAAGATAATGATTGTTGGAAAGTATGTCTTTTACAAAATACATGTAAGAAGAAATTCAAAACACAAGAAGAATTTGAATTAAATTGTCATGGAAAGTTTTGTGTTAGTTTCAAGAGCGCTTGTATTTCCTGTAAATTTTCTAAAATTGATTGTACAAAATGTAATTATTTATTAGATACAAGTAGCGATCCTGAAAGTATAAGACAACAATTGAAAAATGCCTTTGACCCATCCAAAAGTTACGGCAATTTATCTAAAAGTGGTGTACATAGTGTAGTTACCGATGGGTCACTTTTAGGTGGCGAGGGTAAAGAAAAAGGCGTAGAAATAATTACAGTTGGTCGAAGAATAGATTATTGGGAGTTTTATAACATGTTATCAAACATAACAAAAAACTCTATCAATAAAGGAGCATATGTAAATGAAAGGTGTTCGACACACATACATGTTTTAGCTGGTTATTTAGATGCTGTTGAGAACAACAGTAATTTCAGAACAGTAAGTGAGTTAGAAAAACCTATGCCTCAAATAATAGTTGCTAATTTTCATCAACTTTGTAGAAGGTACCAAAATGCTATTACTTGGATGTCTATGGGTTTAGATAATCCTGAGCATTTAACAAGATGGGAGAAATATAGAGTTTCAATACTTGATACTTCTCCAGTAACTATGTCTATGGAAGACATAATTCATAAATTAGAAGAAATAAGTTTCAAAAACAGAGGTAAGTACGCTTGGGTAAACTACATGTATTCTAAATCAAAAGGTTCGTCAGCTGAATTAGAGAGATTTCATGTAGAGATGAGAGTATTAGATGGTATGATGTCGGCAAGTGTTGTTGCAGCAATGTGTTGTTTATTCCATGCTTTAGTAATAAAAGCTGTAGAAATATCAAGATATGGTTTGCTAGAACTTGGTTCTCTTCCATGGTTTGAACAAACTAAGGATATAAAAAGCAGGTTACTAAACAATGCACCAGAAGGATTTAGTGAGAATAGACTTTCAGATACCATGGATTTACTTCCAAAACATCAAGATATATTAAAAGTTGAATCTTATGACTTACTTAATCAAATAAAACATATACTTATGAGAACTGGACCTGCTTTTGAAGTATTAGAAAAATTGGCAGAAAAACCAGTAGCGTTTCATAGATGTGAAGGTAAGAACTGGGAAGAGATTGAAAAACATTTTGAAATTTTCAGAGAAGAAGAAACAATACTGGAACAAAAAATTAATGAAATAATAGATTTCCGTATTGTTATGCGTTGTGAAAACGACAAAGTATGGAGTGATAAAGTTGCGGCATTACTTGAGAAAGAAGATATAGCTTCAAAAAATCAAATACCTGAAATCATTTCAGCTAAGATTAGAAATGGTTTATGTATTTGGTCATCTTCTTTGGGTACTGTGTTGAAAGTATAAAATAAAGGGGAGAGAAATACTCCCCTAAACAATTAGGTAATATATGGGCGGAATTTTTGGATTAACATTATTAAAGAATAACAAACTAGAGAAAGACAAAATTGGCAAAATTATTAATAGCTTGCTAAGAAATTTTCTAGGAGAGACAGTTTCAGCCAGTTTGGTGGCTACATCAGAAAGTAGAATAGATGTTATAAAAAGAAATCATAACTTGGCAAAATTCATAAATTCTCCAGAGTGTATCAAATTTTTAGCTGATGCTAGTGAAACACAAAACTTGTACTCAATTATAGGAAGTTTTAAACGTAGAGCTTTTTTAGTAAACACTGAAGTGCAGAATAGTATTATGACAAATATTGGTAAAACAGTATGTGTGAATAAAGATGTTTTTTTGTATAATTCTGAATCCACAAGCGAAAAAATAGTTACGGTAATTGACAAAGTATTATCTGAAAAACAAAACGAAACACCAAGATTTCATAGTATGTTCGCAGAAGCTGCTAAAGTTGGTAATAACACACAAATGTACGCTTGTGTTAATGCTTTCTACCCATCATTGACGATTATTACGAAACACACGGTGGACCCATTATACATAAGTTTGTTTGAGGATTGTGGTGTTGTTGTCTTTTCTTCTCTACGAAATAGTCTTGTTGAATTAAAAGAAACTTTTAATTTGGGAGAAATGAAAGACATTGAAATATGTTCAAAAGAAGCCATGGTTATATGTGCTAAGAACAATACAATAAAAGAAGTAAACATTTTTGCAGGGTTAATAGGTACTACAATATGATTATCACAGAAAAATTATTCCTACAAGATAGAGTTGTTTATGAAGGAGTATTAAAAAGAACTTTACAACCAGTTTTATTTGAAATAGTTGAAGAAAAATATTTATATTATTTCACACAGTTTTCACAAAATAGACTAATGTCATCTTGGGAAATTTCAAGTGCGAGATTTAATAATATAGAAAAAACTTCAGATAAACCTATAAGACATAAAGTCTACACTAAAAATGAAGTAGAATTTTTAAGTAAGTATAAAGAATGCGAAGTAACTTTAGATTTTTTGCTTGAGGAATTTAGTGGAAAAAAAAGATGCTCGTTTGAATTGTCTCCTGATGATGCCAAAAGTATAGTTGGTGATTTAGTACTTTTTGGTAAAAAATTTAATTATTTTGTTAATGTATATTCACACTCTAATAAAATAACTGTAACAAAAAATACGTTAGAAAGATATAAAATAGTAATGTCTTTTTTCTCACTAAATACTATAGTACCTAATTTTAAAAAAGCACCTTTAGATGGTATTGGTATTTCTATAGGGGTGATGGATACAAATGCAAGCAAAAGATATCGTCGCCCAATATTTACAACTGAAGACTCATTAGTAATTACAAATGATAATATATTTTATTTGGATTGTGTGAAAATTATGAATTATTCAAATCCAAATATAAACAAACTATTAACAATTATAAAAAGTACAGAAGTTGTAAAAGAAGATGATTCTGACAGAGAAATTGGAGAACTACTTTCACTTTCTAAAGCTGCGTCGGAATGGCAAATCAAAATTAATACAGCGGTAAAAAGAGACGCATCTGCTAGTCGTAAATCTGCGAAAAAACCAGCAATACCAACAGTACCATTGGCTGATATTGACAGAGTATTTTATGAAGAACGTGCTCCTGTTAATGAGCATGTTGCCGAACTGGTACCAGTAGAACCGCCTATACCTGAAGGTTGGGCGCAACGTATGGACAATCCTGAACCACCTATGCCAGAAGAAGCACCGCTTGTAATGGAAGAACCTAAATTATTCGAGCAATCTTGTAAACTTTCTGAATATAATATTGATGGAATTAGTTGGTCTGGTAAGCCAGAATCAGTACCTTTGGGTCAATACATGTCAAAAGTAAGGACTTCATTAAAAGTGAAAAATGTTGACAGTTCAAAAATTAAATATTGGAAAAATGAATTCATAGGTGATGACTCAATTTCAAATAAAGTTGTCGCATCTACAAAAACATATGCCAATGTTAAAGTACCACAAGATGTAGATGCAAATTGGTTCTCTGATGATGAGGAAGATAAACGAATTAATACTAAATCAACCGAAGAAACAGGCAAACTAATACGAGAAATTTCTATAGATATGCAGAAAAGGATGGATTCAGAAGTATGTAAAACCGTGACATGTACGTCAGAAGGTTTAATTCCAAATAAAGAAAATATTTCGTATCCTACAGAAGTTTCAGAAGCTATTGTTAAATGTTCCGCAAGTACAAAAGGACATTCTCCGATTGTACAAAGATACATAAAGCTAGATGGAATTTAATCTATATAAATAAATCTGATAAAGGATATCCTTTAAAAATTATCAAAGCATAAAGGGAAAAATATATGTGTGGTGTTGTTGGCGTAGTCGCCCTTGGTAAACAAAAAAGCAAAATAAAAGCAACAATTATGGAGTATCTATTTACAGAAATACTCCAAGCAACCGAAGAAAGAGGTAAGGATGCCACAGGAGTTTCAGCACTATTTAGAGATGGTATGTCTATAGTGCAGAAAGGATCTGTGACAGCAGCTGAATTCATAGGAAATTTAGGTAAAGAAGAAACTACTTATAATAGTTTCATTAACAATTGTAGAAGTCATGTAGAAGAGGCTGACACTGCTTTGCAGCTTTATATGGGGCATTGCAGAAAAAGTTCTGTAGGTGGTGCCTTCGATAATGTTAATAATCATCCTATAAAAGTTAATGAAATCGTAGGTGTACATAACGGTACATTGCTAAATCACAACATTATATTTAGAACTCTTGAAGAAAAAAGAGACGGTGTTGTAGACACAGAAGCTATAATGCAACTACTTAATTATTACACCAATAAATGTAAAGAACCTTTTACACTTGATGGTTTGACAGAAGTAGCAAGAAGACTTGAGGGGTCTTTTTCAGTGTTGGCCTATAACGCCAATAATCCTTTTCAGATTTGTTTTATGAGAAAGGAAAGACCATTAGAAATGGCTATGATAAAAGATCTAGGTATATTTTTAATTTCTTCGGATAAAGCATTCTTTACAAGAGCTATATATCAGTATAATAAGTATGCCGCATTGTATTCCGATGGTTTACCTATTATTAATACCGATGTAGTTGAAGCATATACTTTTCCTTTGGATCATCTTGGAATTTTAGATTTAAATGTAGAGCTTGAAGAGGATACTGTAATTCTTGATATTATAAAGAAGTCTGATTTCTTTAAGTGTAATAAAATATGGCAAACACCTACAGTGCAAAAAACTACATATGTACAACAGCACAGTGGTAAAAAAAACGACGCCGAAAAGCCAAAAGAAACTCCAGACACTACAAAGGGGACTTCGACTCAAGAGCTTTCTAAAATTGACGGAACTACTAGTAAAGGTAAAGTCTTTTGTAGAAAACTAGGTGGCTATGTTCCGGCTGAGTTAGTAAAAAATACAGCTAAACTTGGACCAAGAATTTTTAATATTCGTGGTGGAGAAATATTAAATATTGACAATAAAACTGTGGATAAAGAAAACTCATCCAAGGAACTTATTGTATATGATAAGAACGTAAGTAATTCTAAAATAAGTCTTGATAAAGTATCATCATTTCCTATTAAAGCCAATGAAGAAGCTGTGCCTATTTACGTAGATGATAAAAACATTAGTACACCAAAAATAACTCTTGGTAAAACAATCACAGAGGAAGTACAAGGTCCTCCTCTAAAAATTATGGAAACCACAAAAGCTATTTCAGTTAATGAGGTTAAAGTTGTAGACGATGCTTTGGTTGAAATAATGAAGGCGGCTGATGAGTATTCAAAGAAAATTCCGTGCTGTTCAAGAGGAATTGAAGCCGCTGAAGTTTTAGGAATAACCAATGTTGACAATTTAGACGAAGTACCAGCTCATATTATTGTTAATAAAGCAAGACTTTTAGCGTCATCTGAAGCTTTTACAGAAGGGGCTATGTGGGCTAAAAAGAATTTGATAGGCGAGAACATACAAAAAGTAGTTAGAGTGACAAAGCATGTAGTAAGTATTTTTGGTTCTCTGATTACCAAATTAGCAAAAAATGATTCTTCACAATATAAGCCTTTTATGCAGAGTGAGTTAGATAAGCTTGGTAGTGGAGAAATTACGATAAACACAATGCAAAAAGTGTTCTCTAAAGGTAATCTAATAGAAAATCCACCATTAAAAGTTCTTGAGGATTTAGTTAATGAATAAGTCTTTACTATTAATACCATCAACAGAGATGGATAGTGACCATAAAAAAGAGGATGTCTTAGTTAGGATGTCTAAGGAAACAAGAGAAACTATAGACTTTGATAAAATTAAAGAAGTTTCTCCTGAAATAAAAGATCTGAATGTTTTCAAAGCATTCACAAGAGATTTAATAAAAGCCAGACAACTTGTACTTGAAGGTGTACTTGCACACGAAGATTTGAAAAGAGTAGGCTTCGTGTCTTTTAACACCTTCAACAAGCTTGGTGGGCAAGGATCTTTTATTGACTTAACTAAGCTTCCTCAAGAAGTAAAAGTTGAAGAAAAAATTGTTATTGACAAACTTTTAATAGGTACTGACCCAGAATTATTGTTAATGTTAAAAGGAGAAGTGTACAACGCCTCTCAAGTAGCAGGTTTAACCAAACAAAGCAAATTTGGATGCGACGGACCAATGGCAGAACTAAGACCTGACCCAGCTCTTGATGCTAAAGGTTTAGTTGAAAATATTAGAAGTGTGTTGCAGAATGATGATGTACAAGACAAAATACACAAACTTGATCTTATTAGCTCTTGTTATCATGAAGATAAGAACAGAGATTATCCTGTTGGTACACACATTCATATAGATAATCCAAAAGAGATAGCAAAATTACCAGCAACTGAAAGGTATAATTTATTTGCTGTGACAAATAGGATTATTGATGAACTTTTGACATTACCTATGATACGTCTGGATGGTGATAAGGGTCATAATAGACGAGCTAAATGCAAAATGAGTATGGCTAATGGCTTTATAGGACAATATGGCAAAGGTTATGGATATTTTGGAGAATGGCGAGAATGTAATGGTAGACTTGAGCACAGAAGCTTATCAGGGTTGGTACTATCCAGCCCTGAATTAGCTGAAGCCGTGTTTGGTACGGCTAAAGCTATAGCAGAAGCTGTTTATACTGAAGCTCTTCAAAAGAAGTTGGATAAGAAATTCATTTTACCTAATAAGTACAATTATAAGAGTATATACACAAGTGATTTTGCGGAGTGGGCTAAGATACCATTGGCAGCAACTTTTAAATGTGTAGGTCCTTCTAAAGAAATAGCAGATATGATGGATGCAAGTGATAGATCTATAGTAACACAGAAGTATATAAAAGATTGGTTAGTTAGAATCAGAGAATTATCAACTTATACTAAATTTTCTGAAAACATTGAAGCTTTGGGAGAAATTCTAAGTAGTTCAAACAAATCTCTTGACAGTATCAATAAAAATTTAAAACAAACATGGAAGGATTAATAAAATGGGACAAGAAACTTATGTGTGGTACTCACCTGCAACTGATGTAACTGGTAAAAAACTTATGGAAGCACTTGGGGCTTCTGGTGGTACTGCAAAACCAGCAGCAGGAAAAGAAAACGTAGTCTGTTGGGGAACTAAAACTGATGCCGCAGTATTGTTTGGTGCAGCAACTAAGCTTGTACTAAACCATCCGGATAAAATCAGAGTAAATAGAGACAAAGTAAATGCTCTTACTAAATTGAAGCAAAATCAAGTAAGTGTAGCTCCTTATACTGAAAATTTTAAATTCGCTGGTACAAAAGATTACCCATTTCCAGTAGTTTGTAGAACAAAATTCCACCAAGGTGGCGCTGGTTTTTGGCTGTGTCTTAATGAAGTACACATAGCTCAAGCAGTGAAAGAAGGTGCAAATTATTTGCAAAACTATATTAATATTCAAGATGAATATAGATTGCACGTAGTAAAAAATAAAGTTATTTATGCAGTACGAAAAGTACAACGAGACAATCATGCTGAAGCTTTTGTTGAGCATTACGGCGAACTGGTAACAGCAAAAGCTCTGAAAGGAGCTGTTAATCTTGATAAAAATACCATGGACTTTGTACTGAAAAAGTTAGCGGCTAAATTTGCTAATGGTACGGATATGATTATCAGATCAAATACGCGAGGTTGGAAATTTTCCAGAGTAGCAAATGAAAATCTGAATAATACACTTGTTACCGAAGCCGTAAATGCAGTAAAGGCTTTGGGTTTGGACTATGCTGCTGTAGATTGTTGCTTGGATACGACAGGTAAAGCTTATGTTATTGAATGTAATTCTGGACCTGGTTTGGATGGCAACTCATTTGATTCTTGGGTCGCTGCTTTTAAAGAACTCTTGGCTCCTCCGGCAGCTAAAAAGGTAGCAGCTGCTCCGGTTGAACAAAAGATAGCAGCACCAAAAGTAGCCGCTAAAGCAGTTGGAGGTAAAGCCAAACTTCAGGAAAAATTGGCTTTGTTAGCTCAGCTTGCTGATTTGGCAGATGACGATGAAGCAGCAGTTTTGCACAAATTAATCAATAAAATGTAAAGTAGTAAAGTAGGAGAGTCAGTATGGAAAAATTTATAACATTAGTGGATAATAAAGTAGTAGCTACACAAATTGCAGAATTAATTAATAAGCATAATAATTTAAAAATTATCCATACTGATTCTTCTATATTAGAAAGTGCCGTACAATATATAATTGAACAACGTTATGTAAATGATACTTTAGTAGTGATAGGCTGCATTGGTATAAAAAAAGACCAAGATAAATTCTGTACAATACAACATTTGTGCGTAAAAGAAGGGTATAGAAACCAAGGTATAGCTACTAAACTACTAAACGCGGTGACTGATTATGCAGATGCGGAATATGTAAAAGCTAGCGTTCGTCATGATAATATGGCAAGTCTAAAACTACTTAAAAAATTAAAATTTACAGCATATGATTGTCTTGCAAAAGATGATTATTTCATATTAAAAGTATCCAAAAAGTTAAAGTAAAGGCCAAAAATGGAAAAGAGAATTAAATATATAGAAATAGGTATAGATCATGCTGGAATAAAAGAAACAGGTCTTCTTCTTCATTATGACCAAAATACAAAAAATATAAAAATAGTTAAAAGTCACAACAATGTGACTTGGTTTAATTTAGACATCTGCACAATTTGTAGTATTGTAGTACTAAAAGAAACATATTTGGCAGAAAAAGTAATTTTCAAAAATGAAGCACATCAAAAAGAAGCAATAGAAGAAATTTTAAGGCTGCTTACTGAATTAAAAACAGAAAATAGATGTGATGCTTCAGGATATATTAATTTGTCTTCATATGTTGATTATCCAGAAAAATATGAAGTACAACAATACAAAGGTAAAGATGACAATAGTGGTGTAGTAGATACTAAAAGGCTGAATGAAAATTATTTCCCAAATAAAGTACCATGCAAAATAAAGCCATTTTTTCTAACAACCACAACACATTATTATAGTGTTGGCTTGGGTAACGCTAATAATAAAATAAGAATTTTGAAAAGGTCTTCAGAATTACCAAGTGAAAAATCTTTGAAAAGTATGGAAAAAAAGGTAGAACAAGTTATGCTTTCCAATTATAAGTTAAAGGTTGAACCTTTGCCGGAGATTGCTGCTGATTACGTAGTAGAACGAACTTTTAATCAGCAATATTACGAAAATATGTACGGTATGTAAAATGTTAATAGGTAATGATAATATAAAAAAACAACTTTCTGTTGCATTAACTTCTGCAAAAAAAAGAAATATGGCTCCACCGCATATGTTAATGTCTGGCCATCCTGGATGTGGAAAAACATCTACAGCAAAAGATGTTGCTGCACAGTTAGGTACTGATTTTATATCACTAATCCCTGAAACTTTAAAAGATCAAAGGTCTATTATAAATTTAATAGATGCTTTGAATTTTTCCGGCTACGATGAACAAGGAAACAGAGTAGATACGATAAGACCAACTGTGGTTTTTATCGATGAATGTCATAATATACCCATGTTTGGTCAAGAAAAACTGGGTATAATAATGGAAAACTTTACAATGGACACCGGTAAAGTAGGGAAAGTCTTTTGGATACCTTACTTTACTGTAATAGGTGCGTCTACTTTAACTGGTAGTATGTCTAAGCCATTTCTTGACAGATTTAAACTCAATTTTTTCTTTGAGACATACACTTTAGAAGACTCTATAAAAATTGTGGAGTACCATGCCAAACGTTTAAAAATTAATATAACAAAACCAGCATGTTTGGATATAGCTAGTAGAGGTAGAGGTGTACCAAGAATAATGGTACGTTATCTGGAACGCTGCAGAGACATGATGATTTCAATTGGTTCTGTATGTTTAACAAGTTTTTTGACTAACTTAACTTTCGAAAATTTAGAAATAGACAAAAAAGGATTTAATAAGATTGAACTAAAAGTATTGAAAGCTTTGTATGACCATGACAAACCAGTATCTCTTGAAAACTTAGTAATGATAACAGGCGAATCAAAACAATCGTTGCAAAATGATATTGAATCTTTTCTAGTGAAAAATAATCTTATTATTAGATCTGGAAAGGGTAGAGTAATAACACCGCAAGGCAGGTTATATTTGGAAGAAGAGGGTTATGCGGGCAATGGTCAGGGAAGAAAAACGATTTCGATGGATTACACAAGAGCTTAGTGTAGTAGTTTTTAGTATGTAACTTTCCTTCAGTTACACTTGAGCGGTTTGGAGTTGGTTGGGTTGGGGCGTTCTGAGCCTTAACAAATAACCTATGTTGTATCCTCTGAAGAGTACTATGTAATAATCTTAGTAGAGTTAATTCTTATTAACGATGAAAAGTATTGCAAAAAGTACACAAGTATCATTATAGACAAGGTATAGTAATAGAATCTTAAATCCTAGCAGTGGTTAGGTGGGTATTTGGATTTTCAACCCCCCAAAGGAATGAAATATCCCTCGGCTGCATAAGCTGTGAGAGTCTCACAGATGCTTTTACAGGTCGGACTTGAATATCGTCTTCTTTGTGACGTTTCTTCTATTGTTAAGAATGAAATGCAAAAGATTCTAGAGAAATGTTCGAATCGTTTCTACTTGTTGGAAAAGTACCTAACAGAATACCCTGCGGGCAGGGGGAAATTTGCCCGCACTCCATTTTCATAAAATTCAATTATTATTAAAACTAACAACGAGAGGAAAAAAATTATGAACGTACCAGTAGCGCAACAACAACAAGAAGAAGAGAACCTGCGAAATTTTAACGATGACATTAAGTACATTTACTTTGGAAGAGCTGAAAAAAATAATAATCACAAGGGTGTAGTTTGTATCGGCTACAAAGTAGATAAAACAGGCACAGTACTGCGCATGGGTGTAGCATTTTGCAGCCCCGAAGACGTGTTCGCCAAAGAAGAAAGCAGGCGACGTGTGCTGAAACGTATTGCAAACAATGCTTATGAAGAGTTGGTAAAAGATCCATCCGAAATTTCCGAAGACAACCCGTTGTTTTCCAATATGCGTTACGAAGATGTTGTAAAGCTTATCGCAATTTCGTTTAATTCCTCTATTCCGGCAGAGTGGAACACCTCCTATAAGTCATACCTGAACAATTCCAAAGAAGTTTATCCTACATTTGCTCGTATTAAACTACCTTGGTGGGTAGCAACTCTTGCAATTAGTGCTTGACAATAAATATGAAGTGTAGTACTATATAGTATACAATATGTGTAGTACTACAACCAAGCAAGAGTGGTGGAAATGGCAATACACGAAGGTCTTAGAAGCCTTTGCTTAAATGATTGAGGGTTCGATTCCCTCCTCTTGTAAATAATAATATTAAACAAAAAAGAGAATAAAATGCCTACAGCAGAAAATAAATTTGGGAAACTAAGATTATCAGTTCAAGGAACAAATAATGGTTCCGGGTTTGACATATTTTATGATTTTGGTAAAGCTCATAATTTTGCAGAGTTTACATCAAAACACGAGTTTTATTTTATCCAGCCATGGATGCAATTTCCTGCAAAAGAATATAGTGATACTTGTAAATTAGTATCTATTGAATTAGTAAAAAGATTTAATCAGTATGATGCCTTAGTAAAAGAAAATGAGAGACTACTGGAATATATTGAAACTTTAAAAAATAGGATTAATCATTATGAAGATAATTCAAGCCTTGAAGAAAATAAAACAGCTATCAAGAAAAATTGAAACAACTAAAGAAAGAATTAGTACATGGTGTTCTTATCAAAGTGATGAAGAACCCCTTTATACAGATATTCAAGGAATGAAGCAATCAGTCTTTGATATGCAAGCTGAAATTGCTAAAATTAGACACGCTATTCATGTGTTAAATGCCACAACTAAAGTAAATTTTAAAGGTAAAGAAACAACTTTAGATGAACTTTTACTGGAAGCCACAGTTACTATTCCAAGTAAACTTGCGTTATTATCCAGTTTAAGAAGAAAAGAAAAAAATCGTTACATACAAAATCAAGCTGATGTAAAAATTATTCTACAATATGACCCGCTTGAAAGAGATAAAGAAGTAGATAAACTCATTGAGCTTACAGCTGAAATTAATGATTTTATTGATGTGTGTAATATTACATTAGAGCTTTAATATAATTTACATAAATAACGATAAAGATCTATAAAAAGACTTTAACAGGTGATACGGCTGGACTACCAGCAGACCCAGGATTTAGGGTTTAGGTATAAGGACCATAGGTATTAAAACTTGTTACTCAAATAAAAATCCTTGTAATAGAATATAGGTTTTAAAGTCTTTCCTTTAGGTGCTCACAAGGCAGTTATTTGTGTAAATTATATAATTAAAGGAGAATAATGAACAAAAAACAACTAAAGCATATGCAAAGCATAATTGACACTGTTATAAAAAATAGTGTTGCTAGAAAATTATTTACAACAACACAAATTAATGCTGGAGACACTGCATCCATAGTAACTAAGCAAAAAACTTCTTGTTGGGTACTCCCAGGCTTGGGTTATGTAGCACAGAATTTTGTTGAAAATATAAGAGACGAAATATATGTTCCCACGTTTACAATTGATTCGTCTGCTGATTGGCGTATCGTTTGTGACAATACAAAAGTACCAACCCTAGCTGCTAAAAGATGCGCTATGAACTTGTGCAACTATGAGGAAGATTCAGCTTTTGATATAATTATACGGTCTGCGACTACTTCCTTTATAAATAATACTGAGTTAAATATTTGTAAAATAGCTAAAGGTCTGCCGGGATATGGTTATTTGTCGGTTGAGTTGTTATATGAAATGTTTAAAAGCTTTGAAACACGCAAAAAAACATTAACCGACATATGTGTAGGACCAAAAGACGTTGAAGATTTAAAAAAATTAGATAATCTGTTTATAGACCCAAAAGGTAACCTAAATATTCTCATAGATTTCAAAGGTAAATCCTATACAGTAGCTGTACATGGAATAGGAAATCTTGGCACAACTGGTAAGTACAATATTAATGGACATACTTCTGAGTTTGGTAAATTTATTGCAGATAAAAACAACATTTTTAATAATTATTCACTGTCTAAGCCTAACATACTAACTAGTGAAGGTACTGTAGTTACACAAGGCGAAACCCAAATTTATGGTTTTGATAAGAGTATAAAGAAAAATATGATTATGGTTGTTAGAAAAAAATATGAAATTTATAATGACCCTACTCTCCTTAAAGCCCAAAGACATGGATTTTTTGGTTGGGAAGAAGTTGGGTATGTTTTTCTTGAGAATTTAAAAAATCCTAGAATATGTATGGGAATTATTGATCGTTCTAAATGAATAAAAGGGATGTAACTCAATTGGTAGAGTATCTGGTTTTGAGCCAGAGAGTCGTAGGTTCAAGCCCTACCATCCCCGAATTTTAAAAGGAGTAAATTATGAATGACTTAGAATTTCACAAAAGACTTATATCAAGCGTAACTAAACTTGGAGTAGTGGGAGATAAACTACATCACCATATACAAGATGTATGGGACGACGCTATTAAAAGTGTTACAGTAATAGATAATAGTAAAAAGAATAGTGCTACCGACGAAGATTTGCAATCTTTTAGAGACTTTATAGTGGATTCCACCAATACAGAAGTACTTGTAGATATATTTGAAGCAGAAACTTTTGATAGGTTGTGGAGTATGACGGATGAAGAATTACAAAAAGAAAAAGAATTTTATGGATATTTAGATTAATATATTAAGGAGGTTGGCTTAGAAGCAGCCATTTGGTACAAGTCCTACTACTTAACGACAGAAATCGTTATTAGCGTCTCAGGGCCAACGTAGCCAAACTTATACAAATAAGGGATAGCTATGCCTTTAAAGAGTGGATCGTGATACTTGGAATAGAGACGATAATGGGGAAACCATTACAGACTATTCCTCTATACGGATAGTAGTAGAACCTAAGATGAACTCTAGGACGTGGCCGTATAAGATGCAGCGGAGTAGTTCACCAGTGACTAGGCTGAGAGTGGTTGACTACTCGTGCCCATACCTACACTGCAAAGTTAGACTCAACCATGGATCCTTTGGCGTAACAGCACACTTTTTATATTAATCGTTTTATTATTGAGGATAGGTATGATTCAAACAAAACATTTAACAATACATAAGTATCGTTTAAATACATTAGTAAATAAATCTAAAAAACTTTTGTTTCCCAGTATACGTGGTACTTTATTACCTAGTTTTGATCCACAATATATTGCAGTTGATAGGGTAAAAATATCACCAACTACAACAACTTTTAGTAGAAAGCTAAACGGTATAGCAATAAATTGGTTATGGATAAGGATAAAAATAATTGCAAGAGACTTCAGAATTTAACACTACCACTACAATTTTATATAGGACTTTAAAAATATGTTAGATGTTTTTATATCAGATGTACATTTAGGTACAAAAGACAGTGGTTGTGAACTACTCGATAAGTGGTTGAAATTACATAGTAAACAAATAAATAATATATATCTAGTTGGTGATATTATTGATATGTGGCGTCTTAAATATAAAAGTCATTGGCCACAATCACATGTTAATTTTGTTAGAAGAATATTATCATTTTCAAGGTCAGGTAAAAATGTTTATTATATAATTGGTAATCATGATGGACATTTAAATGATTATACCAATAATGACCTATATTTCGAACTAGGTAATATGAAAGTTTGTAGAACTGCGCACTACCACGGGTATCTTGTGCTACATGGTGATCAATTTGATCCATACAAAATATTTTCTCATATAGGCGACAGATTATATGGGCTTCTTTGTATGATAGCCGGTAAAAAATCTGGTAGTATCAAAAATAAAGTTAAAAAATTTTTTCAAGACAAGTTTAAAATGAGAGAGCAAGCTATTAAAGTTGCTATGTCTGGCAAGCATAGAGGAATAATTTGCGGTCATACACACGTACCTGAAATTTCCGAATATTACATAAACTGTGGTGATATGATTGAAAATTTTACATTAATTACATTTGAAAATGGTGAAAATCCACAATTAATTTATCTAAAAAATGAACAGAATACTCTTAGTAACTGACGCGTGGTATCCACAAGTTTCTGGTGTTGTAACTACACTAGAACAGTATTGTAAACATATAGTAAAAAAACACGCACTTTTTGTTTTAAACCCTACTATGTTTAAAAGATCTTTTCCTTGTCCATCGTATAATGAAATAAGACTTTCTGTACCATCTTTTAAAATTATTAATACTATGTTGACACATGTAGATCATATACATATAATGACAGAAGGCCCTATTGGCATTTGTACTGCCATTGTGTGTAAAATAATGGGTTACAAATATACAACATCTTTATTAACAAGATTCGACCAGTATGTTGCTGTAGAAAAACCATATGCTGAAAAGTTTATAAATGCTTGTATGAGAGTTTTTCATTCCGGAGCTGAAAAAACATTCGTGTCTACACAACCGTTAAAAGAAGAATTGGAAGCAAAAGGTTTTAAAAACCTATGTATTATAGTAAAAGGTATTGATACTGAGCTATTTACTATAAGACCTCCTCATATAAAGAGAGAATACCCAACAATGCTTTATGTTGGAAGAGTGTCAAAAGAAAAGAACCTTGAAGAATTCTTATCACTTGATATAGAAGGGCAGAAAGTTGTAGTTGGTGACGGTCCGTGTTTCAATGAGTATAAAACTAAATATCCTAAAACTATCTTTACTGGAGTTTTACAAGGAGAGAAATTAGCAAATGAGTACTCTTCTGCGGATGTTTTCGTTTTTCCCAGCAAATCTGAAACATTTGGTCTTGTACTAACAGAAGCTATGGCAAGTGGTACACCTGTAGCAGCTTTACCAAGTCCTTCTTCAAACGTAATAGTAACTCAGGGTGTTAATGGTTTTGTTGACAACGACCTCGCTATTGCAATAAAAAAATGTTTGGTTATTGATAGAGAGATGTGTAGAAAATCTGTACTAAAGTACAGTTGGGAAAAATCTACGGACATGTTCCTAAGTAATCTTGTAAAAAAAATTAACCATTTTTAAGTAAGGCTAAGGAGTACGTATGGATTTTATAGATTTTTTTGATATTTATAATGTTAAACATTTAGCAGCTTATAAATATTTAGCAGAAAATGGGTCGTGGCCAGAAGGATTTATACCAGAAAATTGCGATTTGTCACCATATTGGATGTATCAAATAGCTGAAAAAATGGCTGTTGCTTATGTTGAACTTGGGGTTACTGGTAAAATATTTGGTATGCCAGCTATAGACCAATAAAAGAGGAATTTTAATGAGTATACTTTATTGTCTTTTTGTTATTTTAAACATAGCACTTGTATGTAAGTACTTTAAATTAGATGGGTCATTGGACTCAGGAATTGTTATGCTGGTAACTCTACTTGGTCAAGTAGGTACAGTGTTTATTTTACTTGGTTTATTTATTAACAAATTCGGCCTAAGTAAGTATTTTATTGTTCAAAACAATAAAAATAAAAATTAAAAAGGTATTTATGCAAAACCTGCGCCCGTCGCCAAATGGATAAGGCTTCAGATTTCTACTCTGACATTTTGGGGGTTCGACTCCCTCCGGGCGTAAATGTAAAGGGCGTATAGCTAAGCGGCTTAGCAGCACACTCATAATGTGCCACACGCAGGTTCGAATCCTGCTGCGCCCAAAATAGAGCTTGAGAGATAGCTGAGAACGTAGGTATATAGCAGGTTAGGCCAACCATAAGTATGTACAAACAACACCTAGCGATTGGTGCTGCAGCATAACAAAAAGCCAATAGACAGCGTAGTAGTGCACGTTTCTCTCATGTTGTAATTAAACACATTTAATAACGTAGGAAAGTGACATAGTTCTATTTATTTGCGACCGGACCAATAAATAGATATGTGGTACAGGTGCACTGTACGTAGTAGACAAATCCTACTCTATGTCATGAATACTAAGGAGCATTATGAAATTATTACAAAGATTGAAAAAAGAAGAAAATATTGATCTACCAGAATTTATATTATTTAATACAATGTATGCTACATACATGGGTTCTGTAGCTTATGGAGTTTCAGATTTAGGTAGCGATGTAGACATTTACGGGTTCTGTATTCCACCAAAAGAACATGTTTTTCCACACTTATCAGGAGAGATTTATGGTTTTGGTAATCAGATCAAAAGATTTGAACAATGGCAGAAACATCATATAAATGATAAATCTTCAGGTAAAGAATACGACATAACGATATTTAATATTGTTAAATATTTTCAATTATGTATGGAAAACAATCCTAATATGATTGATTCTTTGTTTGTGCCAAGAGTTTGTATTTTACAAAGTACTGCTTTAAGTGAACTTGTTCGTGAAAATAGACATATTTTCTTACATAAAGGGGCTTTTCATAAATTTAAAGGGTACGCTTACAGTCAAATGCATAAAATGAGAATCAAGGTTCCAGAAGGCTTAAAAGAACTTAAAAACTTTGAAGACACGCATAATATACCACATACTACTTCATTAGCAGAAATTGAACAAGAAATGCAGCGAAGAGCTTTATTGTAAAAATATCTCCTTATCATAATGTAACCTTATTATATAAACATATAGATAAGGAGATATAATTATGACAAGCGGTGGTTTAAATAAAATAAACTTAGTGGGAGAGATTTTTGGTGGACTTACTGTGATAAAAGAAGCCGACTCTTCTATAAGAGGTTTAGCTAATTGGTTGTGTCTTTGTGAATGTGGTAATGAATTTATAACAAGTGGTTATTACTTACGACAAGGACGAAAGAAATCTTGTGGTTGTAGAAATAGTAGACATTACGGAAATAAAAACCCAAGATGGAGTGGTTATAAAGATTTAAGTGGCTCCTATTGGCATAGGGTTCGTCAAGGAGCTTTAGCTAGGGGATTTCCTTTAGAAATATCAATAGAAGACGCATGGGAGCAATTCATTAATCAAAATAAAACGTGTGCTCTTACTGGACAACCCCTGATAATGTGTGATTCAGCTGCTAAATCTAGAAAAAATTTAAACTTGCAAACAGCTTCACTTGATAGAATAGACAGCAAAAAAGGCTATATAAAAGGTAATATACAATGGATTCATAAAGATATAAATTGTATAAAAATGGACCTCGAACAAAATTACTTTATACACTTATGTGAAATGGTGACCGAATATGCTAAAAAAGTTAGGGGATACTGAATTGATTGAATACCATAAGTTATATTCACATACTAGCAAACGTGCTATCGACACAAAAATAAATGGGTATTCAACTAAATTTTTATACCATACAGTAAGACTCTTATCTGAATGTGAGCAGATACTGGTCGAACATGATATTGATTTACAAAAGAATAGAGAACAATTAAAATCAATTAGACGTGGTGAATGGTCTGTTGAACAAATAGAACAATATTTCCAAGACAAGGAAAAACAACTCGAAGACTTGTACAGTAAAAGTACCTTAAGATACAAACCAGAAGAAGATGAAATTAAAGAGTTGCTATTGAAATGTTTGGAAATGCACTACGGATCTTTAGATAAAGCTATAACAATTACACCTACTATAGAAAAAGATATACAAGATGTTTTAAAAATTCTTGACAAATATAAAACTTACATGTAAAATATACATACATAAAACAAAGAGGTGATTAAATGCGAAGAAGTACTACGGGTCCTAAAAACAAAAAAATTAATAGTTTGAAAAAAAATGAACTTGTACAACTGATTAAGAAGCTCGAAAGTAATAATCAAACGAGTAGTAGTGTTTATGCTGCGGCTTCTAAGCAACTTACTTTAAGGTAAACTTACTAAAATTACAGTTGAGTAGTTTGGGGTGTTAGCTTAGCTGGCTTAAAGCATCGGCCTGTCACGTCGAAGACCACGGGTCCGAATCCCGTACACCCCGTATTATAGTGCGTGAGTAGTTAAAAATAAAATTTTTTACAGAACAGTAAAATTAAATAAGCAAGGAGAAAATATGGCAACAACGGAAAAGGCTACAACACTAAAGGATATGGTTACAGGTATATTTACTGGAAATACAGCACCAGTTAAAAAAACTTATTCACAAATTGTAGCCAAGTTTAATGAGACGCGTGAAGAGTTGAAAAACCTTATTACACAAAGTGAAGAACAAATTGATGAAATTAATGGTAAAATTGCAGATCTTAATTACGAGAAAGACACAGCAACCTCAGAAAAAGAAAATGCTCTTACTACACTTGATTTTCTTGACAAGTTCGTAAAATAGTATTATCATTAAGTACACACTTTGAAAGAAACTACGCATCACAAACTCCATGTGATCTCTATGAGTTAGGCACTCTTGACTGCTTGGTATAAGTTAGAGACGGTTAGCCGCCGTAGTGTGAATAATGGTACACCGTAGCTTCAATCAATGCAGAAATTTATAAAAATTAGTTAATAAATTTTTGCACTCTTCCTAAACATTAGTTAAGGAAGATTATTGAGTAGTCTTGGTACGACGCGTCAATTCCTTGACTACTCAATTTTTTACATTAAAGGGTATAAGCATGAGTAAAAATTTTTTAGACTTGCATGGTGTAAAACATGAAGATGTCCGTAGCAAAGTAATACGTTTTATTGAAGATAACTGGAACTACTCTGAAGATTTAGAAGTTATCACTGGACATAGTGTTAAGATGCAAAATATTGTTGTAAATGTTCTTGTAGAATATAAATTATCGTATTTTATTGGTAGTATGTTTGATAAACTTGCGCCTAAAATAATATTTTGGATAAAATGAATTAATATGAAAATAGAAAAATACTGTTATACTTGTGGATATTTTGATACATCTTTACCTCCAGGTAAACAACGCAAATGTTTCACACCTCAATGTCCTGTGAGAATACTTGGTTCCGCTAAAGTAGCCAATTTGTTAAGAGAGTACAAAAAAAGGAAAGTTTTATGAGTAATTTACCAGATAAAGAAGATATTGTTTATCGTCTTTTCAAACGTGCGGAAATTCGAAGACAAATCAATACCAGAAAAAGTGTTCAAGAAGGTAAGCCGGATCGAATTGCTGATTTATTAGAAGAAGCTGCCACAGAAATTTGCACTTTGAGAGTAAAATTAAATAAGGACGAATATCTTTAAGTATGAATACTGTTTTTTAATACATGTGATTTTTGTGACCTTTGTGGTAGTATAGAAAGTTTTTTAAGATACAATAAATTAACACTAAAGAGGCACGTCATGTAAATTTAAACTTGTTATTTATTAAATTTTATAGTATAATTACCAGTAAGTTTTAAATATATCATAAGTAGTGTTAAACATGGTTACTTCAATTTGATGAAAAAACACCTTGTTTGTTAGTTCTCTTGTGATATATTTTCGGGAGCGTGGCGTAATGGTAGCCGCCAGGGACTTAAAATCCCTTGGTCCTCGTGACCGTAAGAGTTCGACTCTCTTCGCTCCCAAATTTTAATTTTTAACGAATTTATTTCGCCGGTATAGCTCAATTGGTAGAGCCCTCGATCTGTAATCGAGTAGTACGGGTTCAAGTCCTGTTACCGGCTCAATAAAAAAATATTATTCTTATTCCTCAAAAGCAACAATATATCATGATTAAAAAAATTACTGAATTGTTTTTGATTGGTGTTGTTAGTTTCTTTTTAGTGGAAGCTATTTTTTATAGCTGCTTTATAAAAATAAAAAATCTAGATTATAGCATAACCACTGTTTACAAAGTTTTACCAGTGCTTATTATATATGATAACGTAGAATCATTTTCTTTTAAGGCAGAAGCACCAGAAGCTTTAAGTTTTGGTTTTACTATTGTGTTAAATAAAAATTATGGTAAGGACGAATTAACACACGAACTTGTGCATGCTAAACAATATTATAGATATTGCTTGATGTCCCCTTTGTTGTATGTAATTAGTCAAAAACATCGTGTGGCATTTGAATATGAAGCCTATATGTCAGAAACAAAGAAGATCTCGAATGAAGAATTTGTAGATCATATGTACAATTACTATGATATTACTTTAGATAAAAAGGACATTCACAAAATAATAAAAACTACTATTTAAATAAGTAAATTTTTAGGTAGTTGTAAATCAATAACGGGGCGTAGCTCAGTCTGGCCAGAGTATCCGGTTTGGATCCGGAGAGTCGCAGGTTCAACTCCTGCCGCCCCGAAAGTGATTAAAATATATTAAAATGAGGTATAATAATGAAAAATATACTCTTGCAGATAGCAGTAGCATTAACAGTGACAATTGCTGTTTTTTATTGTTGTGCTCATATAAAAATATTTTAATAAGTAGTATTTTATAGGACAGCAATGAGTAGACGAAAATCATTTGTATGGAAACTTTTCAAAAGACAATAAGAAAATGCCTTTAAGAATTAAGGACTTTCGTTGTGTCTTAAAGTACAACCATAATTAAACTACGTCGAAAGTTGTATTCCTGGATAGCTCAATGGTAGAGCATTCGGCTGTTAACCGGAATGTTGCAGGTTCGAGCCCTGCTCCAGGAGCAAAAATAATAATGATAACTAAAAATAACAATCGTATTTAAACATCAAAGGAGAAATATGTTTAGGATCGGTATCGAATTGGAAGAGTTTTGTGTTAACAAGGATAAAGAAGTAGTATTAATTCCAAAAGATTCATACATTCCACACGATGGTTGTGGATGGCTTATTGAATACCGAAGTGAACCATGTACAGATATTGTAGATGCTGTTTTCAGTCTTCGAGCGCATGAATACAAAACAACAGAGAAATTGAAAAAATTTGGTGTATCTGGTGTTAGAGAACCAATTATGAAGCCTTCAAAAGAAGTAAGAATGGCTGCAAGAAAACGTTTTATTAAAAGTCTTGTTAAGTTTAACAACATTTATGGCTACCAGTGTCATAAAAATACTCTAGCAGAAGCTGTGGCGGCAGTGCATATATCAGTAACGTTCAGCACTGAAGGGAAAAACGGTTCAATTAATAAAGTTTGGGACTTTCCTGATTTTATTCGTTACATGGATAATAAGTTTGAGAAAGAAATCTCAGAAGCTAAGAGACGCCCTGGATTTTACGAAATCAAAGATGATGGAAGAGTTGAGTATAGGTCATTACCAAACAATATTGACTTGACAAAATTGATGTATGAAATAACCAAATACAAGTTTAAATATTAAATATTTACAAAGCTATTTAGTGTAACGGCAAGCACTCCTAAAATTTCCTTATCCGTTAGTTCCTTCAAATAGAATGGTGTAGGGTATGGTTACTTCGCACTCATAAGCGGGAAGACTGGTTCGACTCCAGGAATAGCGACCAAATAAAGTTATATATCATGGTCGAAAATTATTTTTTCGGCAAAAATTTAAAATTCAGAATGCGGTTATTTTCATGCCTTATAAAACTATAGTAACACCTGCTCATGTATTCTTAACTCATAAAGGTGTATCAATATTTCACACATATAAACACGACGAAGTGGAAAGTGGTGTTAATATGTACAACTTTGTGTTGAATAAATTTCACAACAATAAAGATTCTTTTGACGTGAGAACTTTACCTGGTTGGGATGAACTTGTGCCTCCACCACCATTGGTCGGAGCAAATGATACTACAGAAAATAAACTAGCTTGGTTAGCCTGGCAAAAACAGGGTAAAGAAATTAAACACATCAAAAAAGTAATAGTAAGATATATAAATACTCTTATAAACGAAGGTTATGAACCAGAGAGTATTAAATGTTTAAAAAGGATGTACAATTTTGAAGTAAAAGAAATTTGTTAGTTATTGTAGAACTTACCTTGTAGCTCAGTTGGCTAGAGCAGCTGTTTAAAAAAGCCTGTTTTTGTTTATTCCTCCTTTCTCCTCCTTCGTTGTGGATGGTGCAAAAAACAGATACTTCAATATGGCACAGCGGGTCGGTAGTTCGAGTCTACCCAAGGTAACATTTTAAATATTTTTATTGGTGTATTATGAGATATGATGAAGATTTAACAGTAGAGGCAGTAACTAATTGGGCTTTACAGAAATTTAAAAATGTTTTTAATGTGTATAATTTTAATGATAGTTTTATAGTATTAACTACTCATGAAATTATTGTGATAAGAAAAAATTGCGGTACTGTAGAAATAAGAAATAAATAAAGATCGCGGGTGGGCCGGTGTTCAACCAGGGTTCATATCCCAGGTGCGACGAGATCAACACTCGTACCCGCTAAATAATATATTAATGTGTAAGTTCATTAAAAACAAAGTGCTATGCAAAATAAAAAATATTACGTATTCAACAAAAATGGCCTTTTAAAAACATTTATTGATTATGATAAATTTTTGTACTTTGTTTTAACTAAAGGCAGCAGTTGTTTTGGAAACAGTTTTAAAGATTTCAGATGGAGAAAACCAGCTAAATTTGATTTATTGTGGGGATTTTCAGAGCCAAGTGAATTTAAAAGGGTTGAGTATGTTGCTTATGACTCAAACATGACATTAATACCTTGTAAAATTTTAGATAAAATTGTTAACAGTCATAATAATAAGTTCTTACATAAAGGTAGTTTAAAAAAGTCTAAGAAAAAATTTGCTTACGAAAGTGACACCTTTAGAAAAACACCAATTTCTGGACTAATAAAAGACTGGAAATATTACAATATTTTAAGAAATCCAAAAACATCACAAGAACTAAAAGAAAATGTCGCAAATAAACAATACTCAAGAGGGAAAAGAAGAAACATTCCTACGAGTTATAGTGACATAGTCAGATCAGATAGACTTATAGAACATTCTTGGAAAAAAAATAAAAAAAGAAAACAATGGATGTGATTTAAATTGGGTGGTGATTAGTACAGTTACTTCAAACTACAAAACAGAAAACTGTACTTATTTATTCCCTCAAAAATGTGTTAAAGGAGAAAACACAATGTCAAAACTAAACAAAGCTGCACAAGGTATTAAAACTCATAACGGGGCACCAGCTAAGAATATAGACGCAGAAGCGCAACTTAGAAGGTCTGTTATGTCATGCCTACTTTGGGAGAAAGAGTACTACGAAAACGGTAAAAAAATTGCTGATAGGATTGCTGAATTGGTACCCAAAGTTGCACCGGACGTAGTGGCAGACATGGCTATTTACGCTAGAAACGTTATGAACTTGCGGCATGTACCCTTGTATTTGACATCCTTGATGGCTAAATTACCTTCTCACCGTCAGTTTGTTAGACGCGTAGTAGGTAATGTTGTTAATAGACCAGACGAATTAGGTGAGCTTCTTGCCATGTATTTTGGGCAATCAAAAAAGACAACACCTATTGCAAGCTCCTTAAAAAAAGGCTTGGCTGACGCTTTTTGTAAATTCAATGAGTATCAATTAGCGAAATACAATCGTGAAGAAGGATTTAAATTAAGAGATGTACTTTTTCTTACACATCCCAAACCAGCAAATGCTGAACAAGAGTTGTTGTGGAAAAAACTTATTGGTGGTTTTTGTAAGAATTGCGGCAAAAGCCACTACAGTAAAGATACAAAAAAAGTTGAGCTGGTTACAGAAACATGTTCTAATTATGAAGAAATGCGTTTAAGCACACCTGATACTTGGGAGGTTGCCTTGTCTTCCGGCGGCGACAAAAAATCGCATTGGACAAGACTTCTTGAAGAAGGTAAACTTGGTGCTTTAGCTTTGTTGAGAAATCTTAGGAACATGCGAGAAGCTGGTGTGGCAAAAGATAAGATTGAAAACGCTTTTAGTAAAGTAAATCTTAGTAAAGTTCTACCATATAGATATATAGCAGCTGCTAAATACGCACCTTATTTGGAAGATGTATTGGAAAAAGCTATGTTTAAAAGTTTACTTTTTGAGAATAAAATGGAAGGACGTACAGTACTTTTGTTGGATATCTCTGGAAGTATGGATCGGAAACTATCAGACAAATCGGACCTTGATAGAATTGATGCAGCTTGTGGTCTAGCTATGTTACTAAGAGAGATTTGTGAAGAGGTTGAAATATATACTTTCAGCCGAGATTTAAAACATATAGCCCCAAGACATGGTTTTGCTTTGCGGGACGCTGTTGTACATAGTCAAGAACATGGCTCTACTTATCTTGGAAGTGCCGTAAAAGCAGTTTATGCGAAAGAAGGAAGTAATGTTCCAGTAGTAGTTAGATCGCAGCAAATCACTACTTTTAAAGGTCAAGGGCTTTCACCTGACAGACTTATTGTTATTACAGATGAACAATCTGATGATGTTGTCCCTAATCCGTCTGGTGTTGGTTACATGATTAACGTAGCATCTAATAAAAACGGTGTTGGGTATGGTGCATGGACTCATGTAGATGGTTTTAGCGAATCAGTAGTTAGATGGATCCAAGAAATGGAAAATTAATTTATATTTTAGTGATATAATCTAAAAAAAAACTTGATAGTTATGTTATCACAAACTGGCAATTTGTGATTAGATAATGTTTTACTTGACAACAAACTATTATTGTATTACAATATAGCTATCATTAAAGCAAAGATTACTGGCAATAATTTTTGTATTGCTCGCAGTACAGATTACAAGAAGTTTACAATGGCCTATTATAAGTCCAATACACCAAAATCACCCATAGGGGTCATTTTTTTCGTTACGGTAAGTTAATCGCTAGTAAATGTATTGTAATTGAGCAATAAAGGTTGAATGGGTAGGGGTGGGCATAGATTATATCACTATTTTTTTATTCGGAGGTGTATCATAAAAGACTTATACGACATAATGAACGATGGGTATTTATTAGAGGATGAGTATGCTAAAAATTTTACAGAAGATACTTTTCAGAATGATAATTCTGTATTAGAAGCAGCTATTTTTGGGTCTGCTTTGACATTTAGCGACTTGCTTTTAGATGAAGAGAACAAAAATCCAGAAGATTTACTCGAAGATATTGAAGCTTTACTAAGTGACAGAGAACCAGAACAACTGGTTGAAAAGATAAATTTCAAAAGGGGCACACAGACTGGGTTAGCTTTTGAACAATACGTATATTCTAAACTGAAGAGATAAGATGCCTATTTATAACTATAGATGTAAAACTTGTGGTAAAGAATATGAATCTTTTGAAAAACTTGATACAAAAGTAATAAAATGTTCTTGTGGCGAAACAGCAGAAAAAATAATTTCTTTGTCTAATTTCCATCTAAAAGGTGGAGGTTGGGCAAAAGATAATTATTCTAAAGCAAATAAACAATAGATAAGAGACATCTATATATGAAAATAAAAAATATAAAAGCATTACTAGATACATTCAATGAAGAAGCAGAACTTGTATTGCTAGGAAAAGACTCAACTATATTTGAAATAGAAGGTAGCCAAACAAAAAAGAATTCCACTTTGGTATGGCTTGATATCAGGGATGCTGTAAAATGTGATGGCTGCTAAAATTTTGTACTTGTTGTTCTAATGAATATTACTAAACAGCCATGTCCAAACTACAGTAAGAAATAAAATGTTAAATCTAACACTGGGAAAAAAGTATACATTTACTTTATTTGTAAGTAATAAACCTTTTATAGCAAAAGCAAAACATAAAGAAGAACGAAGTTCAAATTGCCATTTATACTGGGTAACTTGGTGGGATGAAAAAAGAAAGCAAGAAGTAGGTCATTACATATATGACTACGGATATGCTAATAAAGGTAGAACAATCGTATTAAACGAATATAGTATTAGAACTTGTAAAGAATATTGTAATTAAAAATTGGGGATGTTATTATGCCACTCATTGAAAAGGCTTTTCAATTTGCAATAGAAGCTCATAAAGGACAGTTTAGAAAATTCGATGGCACTGCTTACATACAACACCCACTTGCAGTAATGGGTATATTAACAGAAATTTATGCCAATAATGCCGAGGTACTTGCAGCAGCTTTACTACACGATACTGTTGAAGATTGTAAAGACATCACACTAGAAGTTATACA